TGACACTCTGTTAATTCTTTCCAATAATATTTGTAATCGAAATTAATATTATACTCACAAATATAATTCTTTTGACACTCTGTTAATTCTTTCCAATAATATTTGCAATCAAAATTAATATTATACATACAAACTAGATTTTTTTGATACCCTGTTAATTCTTTCCAATAATATTTGCAATCAAAATTAATATTATATCTACAAATATAATTCTTTTGATACTCAGTTAATTCTTTCCAATAATATGTATAGTCAAAATTAGTATTATACTCACAAATATAATCCTTTTGATACTCTGTCAATCTATTCCAATGCTCTGTATAATTATCTGTAATATCAAAAAAATTATACACAATGATATTACTTAAAATAAATTCTTGTACTCTCACTTTATCACCAGTAGTTTCAATAATTTCTATATCATTAGCTACATAACATTCATATATAATACAAATGTCATTAAAAAAACTCCTACAAGTATCTATAGACGTAAATAAATTGAGCCCATAACTACAATCATTATTTTTATCATTATCTACTAATAATGATCTATATTTTTTATCTGTTTCATATTTAAAATTGTTTTGATAATTATTTAATTCTTTATTGTCAAAACATTTATAGAATGTTTTCATTTTACTTCTCCTTATCTTACACTTGTCTAAAATTATACACTTCTTCCTTTTTAAAAACCGTCTTCCAACACGTACTACATAAAAGAGGAATTCTAAAAGGATTAGCACTAATAATAAAATCAGGTATCTTTTTCCTTCCTACATATTTTAATAAAATAGACATACTAGTTTTACATTTTGGGCAATCACATATTAACATTTTATATCTCCTTACAATTAACATCTAATCTTCATCTATTTCTAATGGGTTATCTAGCCAATCTTGATAATTAGGAATATCGCTTTTCCAACGGCAATCAACAACCGGCCTACCTAATGCTAAACATTGCAGAATAACTATATCCTCATTAGAAAAATCATCATGCCTACCTTTTACAAGCATCCGCATTACTTGTCTATTCTCTTCCTCTTCAGTTCTTCTAAGATTTCCCCAATGACTTACATGTCCAAATTTTCTAATATCATCAGATATGTGTTGTACATCAGCTTCCTCTATATTTGTTTTTCTATTCAATTGTGAAGCTGTACCCATTAATAAATTTCTTCGTTGTGCTATATTTTTACCGCCTAACCAAATTTCATTTAAAGCCTCCATTTTATCCCTGCTTGCACCTTTTACCCGATCTAATATATCAAAATAATCCACCAATACAACATCAGCATAAAAATCATCATAATAAGCTAAATTTTCTAATTTCCTATCTATATCCATAATAGTTCCACCATCAGTCGAAAAATCATATAATTTAAATTGGCCTGTTCTAGATTGTCTTTGTACATGACTTTGTACTTTTACAATATTATTAATCTCCATTCCATTTTTTGCATTAGTTTTATATTTAATATTATTTTGTTTATCAAAATACGGAATTTTAACAATAGTCTCTTTCTCTTGATAAGGTGTTTTTATTTCACCCATAAAAAATTGAAATATCCGCTTAAGCATTAATTTATCTTTCATTTCTTTCGTCCAGTAACAAACCTTCAAACCACAAAAAAGAGCTATAGTTGCAATATATACTAGCATCCATGTTTTACCTCTTTTTTGTGGTGCGCCTATTGCAATTAGATCCCCCCGATATAGATCTTTCCATGCTTCACCCATTGCGCCAGGAAATTTAAATAACTTGTCTTTATCACTTGTTAATATATCAATAATCAGATCAGTATCTCGTAAAAGATCGATTCCGTCACCTGTTTCTTTTTGTATAGGTTTATATTTTGCAATATAATTTTCAGCCTCATCCACATCACCATCATTAATAGAAGCTTGTAAATGTTCTATCAATAATTCCACATTCCTTCTTTTAATATATTTTCGTGCACGGTCGAAAAAAAAATCTGTATTATAATGTTCAATATTATTCAATTTTTTAAAATACTCATCAATTAAATGCTGTAAAACATCTTCAATATTTTTAATATCTTCTTTATTTCGTAATTCTGTTTTCTTTGTATCAAAAATATCTAATATATGCTGCTGGGGGGATTTATTATACTTTTTATAATATGTAAAACACCATTTTATTAATTGTCTATAATATGGGGATTTTATTACTTGCATATTTTTTAAAAGTTTTTCAATAGCAGAAATATAGGGATCACTAATTATTACACCTATTATTATCTCTTTTTCTGTTTCTAATTTTGTTCTTTTTATTTGATAAGAAACCACTCATCCTCCTTATTTTTTGTACTGTTTTCTATTAGAGTCTTTTATTTTTAGAATTTTATTTTATCTATAGCTTTTTCTAAACTATGTAATAACCATCTATCCTTGTTTAAGAAGTCCTTTAAACCTTTCTTTATTTTATTAGTATTTGCTTTTTTTGATAGACTAATTGTTTTGATAATTATTTAATTCTTTATTGTTAAAACTTTTATAAAATGTTTTCATTTTACTTCTCCTTAATTTATTATAAGTACATAATAACTATAGTATTCATATATATATTTCTATTTTAAACATTTAAACACCTCTTGAAATTGCTTACAATTACTAGTCGGTTCATTCGTACACTCATTACAAAGATCAGTACATTTTATATTTTTACACTGAATACATTGGCAAAAAACGCAAAAAACATCTAATAAAATACCCATTATAATCCCACCCCTAACATTTTTCATATTATTTTAGTAAAAACATTATTTAAGTTTCTTTGCTTCACAAATAGCTTCAATATAAGCTCCTTCCAATGTCCTAAATACCTCATTGTTAGCAAGCGCATTATAAAAAACAAACCAAAATAAATCTTCAAGTTTGTAATTAACATAATCTTCCATATTATCTATAACCCACTCATATATTTTATCATATTTAATATTTTTTCCTTATATCCAGTATAATATTCAAAATATCAATCTCTAATTTCCTCATCCAACATACAATTAAGTGTATTTTTAATTAATTTGCTACTATAAATTAAAGGATTTAAATAGGCATCGTAGATTTCCCAGTTATCATTAAGATTACACCCTATATTTATTATACCATTCCAAACATTGTCATAATTAGTCCATATTTTTTCTTTGTTATCATTATAATAGATAAATTCGTGTTTAGGCCAGTCCACATGCCTTATCTTATTTCCAGAAAATAATTCTTTAAAAGCTTCTTTTTTATCCATTTAAAAACCCCTTAGTTTTCTTGTTCAATATAGTTGCTGTATGCTTGATCAATTTCTTCTTTAAAATCCTTATCCGTAGCATACTTTTTTTGAAAAGCAATTAAAGAAAAAACATGCTGCTCTTTTTGTGTAACAGCAAAAGTAGTATCTCTATATACACCCTTATAGAATTTTTCTTTACCCATTCCTTTTTCCAAAAAATAAAAATATTTCCACATAGTTTCCTGTACTATATTAGCTTGTGTTGCATAATTAATAGCTTTTTCTATCTTGCCCATTTAAAAACTCCTTAGTTTCTCTTTTTCTCTTGTAAAAATATAACTAATGCAAAAGATAAAGGCGCAATAATATCGATAAATACTGCTGGAAATAATTGACTAAAAAATTGAAATAACTCACTATCTACCCAAGTGAAAATAGAAGCAATCCAGAGATAAAAAGATTTAGGCTTATTATTTTTTTCAGTACTAACCCTATTATCCTTTAACATATTTTCAATCTTTGTTATAATCTCTTTTCTCTTTTCTCCTTCTATTTTAATAGATTCATTTTTTAAATAAATTCTATAATTAGTATCTTTATATTGTTTACTAGAATCTTCATAACCTTTTAAAAAAGCCATTAAAACATTACGCTCTTCTCTAAGATTTGCAATTTCTATATTAATCTCAGTAACTTCTTTTTCCCAAAGTCCTAACAAGTTAGTATTATTAGTGTTTTCTTTATTCTCTTCAATTACTAAAGCTGTATTAACTAATTTCTTTTCATATTGCCCTACCATTGTACAATACATAGAATACCCTGCAACAATTATCCATAATATAGAAAAAATAATAACTAAAATATACTGTTTTCGTTTCTTAAAAATTATAATCATTTCAAAAGCAATTACCGAAAATAAACCAAAAGCAATAGATAATAGTAAAGATGATGTTTTTGTATATATTGTGCTTAAATGATTGTAGCTTAATTTTATTGATAAATAAGTAGTTAGTATACCAACTATAAAAATAATTATAGTAAAAATACTAACAAGGCCTACGCTCATAGTAGTATTACCAATACTAAAAGATAAAGATTCTTTAGATGCTTTTCCTAAATATTTCCATTTTTTACCTTCTTGTTTAATGTAATCGGCCTGTATAAGTTCATGTACAATTTTTCTAGTAGTGTGCTCATCAAAATCAAATTCCTGCATAACAGTTTTCCAACGAGGAAAACGATCTGTTTTTTTTACTCTTGTTGCTATAAAATTATTTACCTTGTGTGTATTTCTTGTTAATTTTTCCTTTCGCATATTAACCCCTTGTTCTATTTCTGTACTTAACATATTTTAAAATACGTATGATAATATAATAATACATTAAAAGTAAAAAGTCAAGTGTTTTTTTAAAATACTTTCTATTCCTTAGATACTCTTTCCCCTATAGAAAATTTATCAGTACTATCAATAATATAATTAGGCGTTTCACTTCCATTTTCTTTTTTCCATTCATAAGCCTGATCCCGCCATGCAACCTTCTCTTCGTTTACTAATTTATTATTTTTTTCTAATGTTTCTATTTTTTTTCTCATTTCTCTATTATCCACCTCAGCTATAGCAAGACTACTATCTATTAACATAAATATATTTTTTAAAGTATAAGATTCAAAATCTATATCCTCTAATTTTATTTTTTTATTCTTCATTATGTACTCCTTTATCTTCCAATGTAATTAATTCTTTTTCGATATCTGCTAATTTTGTATTATATATTTTAGTATACTCTTGTTTTTGTTTTATCATTTGTAGCTTTTCTTTTTCTAGGTGGCTTTTCTTTTTATTAATATAAGAAATTTTAAATTTTTGCATTCCAAAAAGTAAAAAATTTAATAGTAACTTTAAAAAAATATCCTTTTCATGGTTGTTCTTATCTGATTCAATTATCAAATCATGATATATTTTTTCCTTTTCACATAATAACAGATTATCAATATCTTTTACAAAAAAGAAAAAATTATATTTAATAATTGTGATTTTAATAGCTTCAATATTGTCTGCTGTATAACTTTTTCTAAAATATTCCACTAATTTCAATATTTCATTTTGTGATTTTTCTATACCTTCTTTTGTCATCTATTTTCTCCTATTTTGTCATTTATACGTTTCTGCATTGTACTACCTATTTTATAAAAATCAGCAATTGAGCCAGTTAGTAACTTTTCTATATTATTCATCCCTAAACCTTCACAGAAAGCTTCTAATTTTGACTTATAAAAATATTCTATTGTCCTATTGCTCATTATCATCTCCATATTCTGTATTAAAAATATGCTGTATAGTTTCATAATTTAACTTTGCAAAGCTTTTTAAATAAAGTAAACCCTCTTTTGTATTAGCCTCTATAGCTTTAATAATATCGTTTGTTGAATATGAATAAACACTACATACAAAACTAATATCATCTAAACTGCCTTTACATTGCTCTATTATTATAGATATTACAAGTTTCTTAAATCCTTTAACTATAGGTAAATCACAAGCCTCTTTTTTATCCATAAATAACTCCTATTATTTCCAATAACAATAAATACAACCATGATCACAAATTTTAAACATAATTTAACTCCTTAAAATAATAATACTTTTTATAAAGTAATTAGTCAAGTATTATTTTAATTATATTTTTAAATCTTCAATTTCTAGATCTTCAATATCCACTATTTTATGACAATCTAAATTTTTTAAAATATTTTCTATTTCCTCTTGCTCCTGTCTGCTCACAAATTGCATTCCTATATTTTTAGGATTATAATGTCCTCTATCTTTTAATACATTTTCAACTTCTTCTTGATCTTCATCGTCTATAGAAGAAAAATATAAAGCTTTAAAAAATTGTAATTCTTTTTCTAACCACTGTTCTCTTCTTTCTTTTTCTTTTAAAATAGAATACTTATTTCTTTCTTTTTCTTTATGGTAAAAATCAGCAAACAAAACCCCACCTACACCGAATAAAAACATAACAACTATAAAAAACATTCAATCACCGCCTTAAATTTATACATTTTTCAATTTCCTTATCTGATAATTCATTTTTTTTATTTATTATTTTTAATTGTAATTGCCAATACTTTAACCCTACTAACCCATACATATACATACAAAACGCATGTATACCTACACAAACAGTAAACCAGGATAGAAAAAAAACAATAATATTAAGTACTTTATAATTTATTATAAAATCAGTATTAGCAATAATATCCTTTAAAAAACCTTCTTTAGCTTTTGCACTGATATAAAACCACCATATATTATACAACAGCAATGCTAATATCCCACCAATAGTATAAAATAGAATGATATAATTAGCTATAACAATTAAATTAGACATATTAATACCCCCCTTAAATATTTGTAAAAGCATATTCAATTTTTAAATCTATTATCTACTTTTATATTCTTAATAAATGTTTCAATATCATTAACAGTATCACTGTCTTTATCCATAATACTGTCATAAACTGTAAAACCTGTAGAAAAATGCCGTTCTTTTATTTCTTCTAATATTTCTATTTTTTCTGATAACAATTTAATAAATTCATCCCTTTTCTGTATTTCTTCTTTTTGCCCTACTCCTATTTTAAATACATCAATAATTTTAACAATAATTTTAACGGTATCAATTATAATAGATAAACAGAGCAAAACAATAATCATATAAAGCATATTAATACCTCCTTAAATACATATAATATCTATAGAATCCTCTTCTACTTCTTTCACATAATCAAATTTTGTATCTCTTTGTGATTCAGGAATATAAGTAGACATATCACATCTTAATACATCATTAACTTTTTTCATATCTATTTCATCTATTTTTATACCTGAATCTTTAAAAATTAGCTCATGGTATTTTATTAAATCTTTAGCTTTTATACCATGATTTTGAAAAGATATATTACCAGCATCTATTTCATCCTTAAATTCCATATCTATTCCATAATCAACACCTTCATCTTTTAACCTTTTTAATAATTGATTAATTATCCCATTTCTTTTTTCTACTTCTTTCATTAGCTTATTCCAACTAATTTTATTAGTATTAAAAATATAAACTAAAACAACTAAAAATATAATATTTATAATAAGCATAAATAACCACCCTCTTTACATTTTATATTTAAATTGATACGCTATATCAATTTATTATATTTGTTTAACTTTGCCCTGTTTTTAAGCGTCTAAGAACAAGTCTATATTCTATTGTTATTTCTAAAAACCTAACTCTGTCATAAATGATTCAATATCACCAGAACCAGTTGGTACAAAATCAGAATCATCTTCTATTTCATAATTAGCTAAAATATATGTTTTAAGTTCTTCACATACTTGTAATTCTTTAATATCTGTTGTTTTCATTTTTCCAGCCTCTACCTCTTTTATCAATATAGACTTTTGAGATTCTACTGATAAATTTTTAATTAATCTGTAGCCTAAATATTCACCAGCTAGAGCTTTACCTCCAGCAACCAATCTAATCTTTTCACTTTTCATAATAGATATTTGTAATTTTCGTGAACAATCTAAAACCAATTTATACTCATTCCGTACATATTTCTTAAACTTTTCCCATATCATACCATCATTATTAAGAAAGCCATGATTTAAGTTCTTTATAGTGCTATATTTATCTTTTATAAATCTTATATGTGTATTACAAAACTTTTCATACGTAGATAAGTAATCTCTATACTTATCATTTTTTTGATACATTGTACAAGTTTTTTTCTGTGAGTATAGATAAAATTTATGCAAAGCATCTAATTTATAATAGATTGATTCTTTATTTATTTTCCATACTTCCGGCTCAAATAAACTTTTATATTTTTTTATAATTTTCTCAGGTATATCAATTGATTCTTTTAATTGAGCATTAATTAAAGTCACTTTATTTTTTTGTATAGTTGCATAATATGACGAATTACACCTGTAATTATATAAAAACATTTGCATACTAGACATAAGCAATGTTTTTTTAATGTCAAATTTGTGATAAGAATATCCCGATATATATAATTTAGAATAATCATTTATTACTCTTTTTATTTCAATATCAGTTTGTATAGGTATAGAAGTATGTTTTTTTACTTCTCTTTGATTACAAAAAGAACCATCCTGTAAATCAACTAACATCTCACATACATTTTTAACTGTCTTTGAAACTCCTTTTGTAATATCATTAGGTAATTTATGTATAGACATTTTAATTTTATACTTTTTTTCTCTTTGCTCTTCTGCTAAAGAATTCCAATAGGTAATATATTTTAATTGATTTTGCTCTTTTTTATTTAGTGTATATAGTTTTCTTTTTTTAATTTTATTATAAAGAGGCGGTGTGTTAAGTGGGTGAGGCGGTGAGGGGGCGGTGGTCGGCGTAAGCGCAACGTCGGTTATTAATTTCTTACTCTCTTCGAGAGGTGGTATAGGGAATTTATCTTTTATATTAGAAAAAGTATTAGATTTATCTTTCATGTTAAAATTATTTTGTAATTTTAGTTTAATTATATTTATATAATTAATTAATATATTATTATTATATATATTATTATTAAGTATATTAATACTTAGATCGACTTTTTCGATATTGGGGGTATGTTGTAAAAGTGTAGGGGTAAGGCTAGAAAAGTATAGGGTAGAACAAAAAATAGAATGTACAGGGTCTATAAAATTAACTATCCCATTCGCTAAGTAGTTATGCAATTTTATTATATTTTCTGCTACTTCATTTTTATTATTGTTATTATAATAAATCATTAAATCTATTATTGTTGTATTAAGTCTATAATAATTAACATATTTATTCTCATCATACCAACAATCAATTATTTTAAAATCTCTAAGTTTTTTTAATTTTTTCTTTATGTTGGCTTTAGTTTGCTTAAGAAAAAACAATTGTTCTCTAATATATTCATGATCAATACGTATATATTCCTTATCCCCTACCTGCCTTTTTCTACTTTCAGAAGCATTACCACATGTATTATATATCCAATTCAATAAAATAGCATCATTACTATCCAAGCTATGTATTTTTCCTTTTCCTTTTTCTATTGTTGTCTTTTGAAAACAAGAAAATAATGTTTGATTCCATTTTGTAATATTATGCTGATAATGAAAATCCGGGTCATTTTCAGATTTTACATATTCTTCCATTTTTGCATTTAATTGTTTGTTCATTTTATTTATCCTTTTTTATTTATTGTCCAGTTAAAATAGATTATATTATTGTTAGATTCTTTCTTAGGTATTACATTTATACCTTTTATTTTAAAAAATCTAACAATAATATTTAAATCAAATACTGATAGATTACTATTTTTTTTAATATAAAAATTTAATCCGGTGTAACCTTGTTTAGATGCTTTTGTTATACTTTTATAACAATCTCTTACCATTTTTTTCATATTGGCTTTTCTTGCTTTTTTGTAGTTCATATTTAAAGTTTCTAATATCATTTTATTTATACCTCCTATATAATTAGCTTACTTATATTTTTTATATTATATTTTTTATACGATCTTCTAAATATATTTTTCTATCTCTTTTTGTTAACCATGTAAAAATATACATATTATTTTCTTTAATTACATTAATACCTTTATATTGAAAGAATCTAATAATAATAGGCAAGAAGGTATCGGCACTAGTTAAAAAAAACTGTATTCCTATATAACCACTTTTAGATGCTACATTTAACTCTTTATAAAGCTTTTTTATTCTTTCTTTTGTGTTGTTTTTTCTTGCTTTTATATAGTTTTGTTTAAAATTTTTTATTTTCATTTAATTATTTCCTATTAATACAAAAAAGAGAATTCATTACTATTGGTTGGTAGAACCATATTAAGATTATAAGACAAAAACCTTAAATGATATCCCAATAGTAAAAAATTCTCTTTATGTTTGTTAAAATTATTGTCTTATTTTGCAATCACTGCCACCAACAGCTTGAGCTTATACTAACATAGGTTTACAAACAAAGCAAGCAAAATTTTAATTATTATTTTAATTAATAAAAAAAGACCGCCCATGATGAGCAGCCATTAAGGAGTAGTGAATTTTTTTAAATTCACATAAAAAAATAAAAAATTCAAATAAAAACATGTAATACAAATATAATGCTTATTGTATTAAATGTCAAGATTTATTTTATAATTCCATTATTTCTTAATAATCTTTCTACTTCTTCCCAATCTACAAAAGGGCGAGCACTTAATTCAATATCATATTTTAGTGGACAGCCCAAAGAGGCATCATCAATGTATAAATGGCCATACGCTTTAGGACTTTCAGTCCATTTATACTGCGTAGGGTTAGTTTGTATTCCATATAAAGGGATATCATTTTTTTTAAACCACTCAACAGCATGATCTAAAAAATCGCCATCAATATTTTGAATATCAGGATCACTACTTTTATTGTCTTTTTTATTAGATCTCATAGTAAACAAAATTAATCTATGCCCATTTTCTACTAATAATTTCAATACTTTTTCCGCTCTAATGGATTTACCTATTTTTGGAAATTCGTCCGTAACACAAGTCGCATCAAAATCAATACAAATATCCATTTTTTACTCCTGTTTTATTGTTCTGATTTTGCTAAAGTTGTAAAATACTTTATTACTTTATTATGTGGTTTTAAATTCTCTAAAATATATTCTAATGAATCAATCTTATTACCTAGAATTTTGTGCAGTGTTAAAATGTTTTCTATAATACTTTCTTCCATAAAACTATATTCTGAAAATAGTAAACAACCAATCTCAGCATTATAGGTATAATATCCTGTACTTCTTGATCGGTCTGGTGCTTCTTTACATTCACTAAGTATTTCAAAATATACTAACTTTTTTATACTTGCTTTAATTTCTTTAATATTTGGATCACCTAATACAATCGCTTGCATAATTTTTTTATATTCGAGTTTTTTATACTCTCTATCATTATAACGAAACTTTTCTGCTCCCCTATTTAGATTTTCATAATAATTATTTAATATTGATATATCCAATAGATTTAAATGTTTTTCTTCTTTTCTACACATATACAACATTATAGAATTAAAACTTCCAATACTCATTAAATATTCCATTTATTTATCCTTTATATATAAATTAAAAAAGCCCTGCAATAATACAGAGCTTGATTTTTAAAAAAACTAATCTCTTATATAAAATCAGACTCGAACTAATATAGCCAGCCATCTAACCAATTAAGTTACTTATTTCCGAGATTAGTAATTAACAATTTTTTTACAATGCTATGAACTAGATACTGTAAAAAAATGGGAATATTACTTTTCATCTTCCCCTTTTTATATACTTACGTTTTTTCTTTTTTAATTGCTATCCCTGATTCTTTAATTGCTTTCAATGCTGTAGGAATACTACAATTGCAGTATTTAGCAACTAATTTTGTACCACCAGAGTAATACAATTCTTTAATCTTATCTTTTGTTATATTCATATATACAATCCTTTCCACACATTTTAATAATAATTAAATATAATGAAAAAGTCAAGTATTATTTAAGAAACAAAGGACTTTTATACTAATATTTAAATTATTTTAATTTATTTTAAAAAAACACTCGACTTTTTAATTTTAATTTAGTATTATATTATTAATAAGAGCTTGTAAGGGGTTACAAGCAAAAACAAACTTAAAGGAGTTACACGATGACTATAAAAGAAGCAAAAGAAAAACTTATAAATGATAACACAATAGTAGCTATAACGGCTACAGATAAGAATGGTACTGATTTTGTTTTACAATATGAATCTGATGGTTTTTTGTTAATGAGAGATACAGGTAAACAATCTAATTTGTACTGGACTTCTCTTACACTAGAAAATACTCTTAAAAAAGAAAATATTGATTTACTTCCTGAAAATGTAAACTGGTTAGAAGAGTCCGAAGAGTTATTTGATATACGATTTAAAATATGGTGTACTTATAGTATTAAAGACGCTGATTGGAAATATAAACTTAAAGGAGTTACATTATGAAAGCTTTATTTATCAATAATGATGGAAAAAGAATCGAATTAGATGTAGAAAAAAGATCTTCAGATTATTATAGAGACTACTCCACAAATTTATATGATTTTAATGTTTTAAATAATAAAGTATGGGAATATATACAATATATAAGAAAAAGCGAAGATCAAGAAGCTCTTTCACAAATACATCTAAGTAGAAATAGTAAAAGCAAAGATTTTTATATTAACTAGTTTGAAAATAATAGGAATAATGTTATTATTGGGAATTGCCTGTTTTTTATATTGGGTTTTTAAAAAATAAAATACTAAATTAATATGGAGATACCAATGAAGATTATAGAATTTATAAAAGCAAATGATAATTGGAAAGAGCTGTTAAAAAAAGATCCTTATAATTTAATGATCAAAGAAGAAAATGGCTTTACTCTTTTAAAATACAATCAATTTAGCTCTGATTTCAACTTGCAAATAGTGCAGGAAGCTAGAGGGATTATTTTAGATAGGGATTTAAATATTGTAGCTCATCCTTTTCAAAAATTTTTTAATTATAGTGAGGATAATGCTGCAAAAATAGATTTTAAAACTGCAAAAGTTCAAGAAAAAATAGATGGATCATTAATAAAATTATGGTATTATAAATACCAATGGTATTTATCAACTAATGGCTCTATAAATGCCTATACTACACCCACTAGTTTTTATAACACCCCTAAAACATTTGGTCATTTATTTACTATAGCTACAGAAAAACATAATATTAAATACTCGAAATTAGATAAAAAATATACATATATTTTTGAATTAGTATCACTTTACAATAAAGTAGTTATTCCCTATTTAGAAACTAAAATATATCATATCGGCACAAGACATAATAAAACAGGTCAAGAAATTAATACAGATATCGGAATTGCTAAACCTAAAGAATATAAATTTGATTCTTTATATGATGTTTTTAAAACTGCTAAAAAATTACCTTATAATAAAGAGGGTTATGTCGTCGTAGATGGTAATTGGAATAGGGTAAAAGTAAAATCTCCTGCTTATGTTGCAGTGCATTATCTGAAATCAACTTATTCAGAAGATAAATTATTAACATTAATTAGAAATGGGGAAAGTGAAGAATTTTTAAATTATTTCCCTGAATATAAAAAAGATCATGATATCCTTAAAAAGGATTATGAGTTACTAATAAAAAAACTTAAGGATGAATTCTTTTCGATGCAAAGAAATTCATTTACAGATAAAAAAGATTTTGCATTAAATTTTGCAAAACATACCACTATTCCAGATATCTTTTTTAGACTATATGATAAAAAAATAAATAATATTTTAGAAGGGTTAGAAAAAGTAAGTAATGAGAATATATTTAAACAAATAACAAAATTAAAAGGAGAATAGTAATGACTATAACAAAACTAAAAGATTATAAAATTACAGGGTATATAGAACACCCAGGAAAGAACATAATAGAGATTGCTGTAATAGCAAGTATTTGGAGTGATAGTTTTATTATTCTATCAAGCAATTATTATATATGTGAATCTATAAGAACAATCAGATCCATAGATTCACATATAGCTTTAATCGATTATGCATGGAAATATGAACACAAAAAAGTTATATTACATAATCCTGAAATACTAGAAGAAATCAAAGAGTATATAAAAAGTATGAAGTAGATTGAACAAAAGTATTGACTTTTATAAAAAAGTTAGGAATATCGTATATAAATATGAGAAAGAAAATATCAACTTATGCAAAAGAAAACAATTTATCTTATATTTTTGTGACTGTGGGTTAGAAATTGATAGAGATTTAAATGCGTCTATAAATATTTGTAATGAATATTTTAAAAATAATTCGGTGGAGTACATCGAATACAATCATGGAGAAACAATAAATCCTTGTAAAATTATTTATAATTTTTCAGGTAGTTTTAGTGAAGTGATTACCGAAAGTATTAACATTTGTTAAAACTTTTAGATACTATATGATGGGAGATATGAAATAACTAGTGATGGAAGGGTTTTTAGTTATTGCAGTGGTGATAGAAGAGAAAGAAAGTTGGGTCTTAGAAGTAGAACGGGAAGAAATGTATATTTATTTGTTAGTTTATGGGTGGATAAAAGCCATCACTGTAACAAGTATGTACATAGATTAGTAGCTGAGGCTTTCATACCAAATCCTAATAATTACCCTCAAGTGAATCATTTGGATGGGAATAAACTTAATAATAATATAGATAATTTAGAATGGTGTACTAATAGTCAAAATCAAATACATGCAAGGAATATAGGTTTAAAACATAATATATGTAGAATAAATATGGAAATTGCTAACAGAATTAGAGAGTTATACAAGACAGGTAGATACTATCAAAGGGAATTAGGTATTATGTTTGGAATTACACAAATGCAGATTAGTGTTATTATAAATAATAGAATGTGGAAAATATAGTATGAGAATTGATGTTATACAAATATTTCAAGATAACGGAATTGAATATTTTGAAAGTGGTAAGAATGTACAAACAGGTTGGATTAACATTCAATGCCCATTATGTGATGATCAATCAAATCACGGGGGATTTAACCTAGAATCTCATGATACTTATTTTAATTGTTGGCTTCACGGATGGTCATCTTTATACTCTGTTTTTAAAAAACTGATCCCTCATGCTAATTTCAAAGAATTACAACATGATTATAGAAATAGGAATACTGATGCCATAATTGAAGAAGGTACAGTTAAAGAAGTTTTTCAAAAAAATAAAAAAGTAATAATCCCTGGAAATAATATACCTGGATTACTACATAAAAGATATTTTAAAAAGAGGGATTTTAATGATCTAGAATATTTAATCATAAAATATAATTTGCATTTTACAGATCATTTAGAAAGTACTGACTATAAATTTAGAATTATATTCCCGATAAATTGGAAAGGTAAAACAATTAGTTATCAGGGAAGAGATGTTACTAATGAACAAGTTATACGCTATAAAGCTTGTTCAAAACATAATGAGTTAATGAATCATAAATCTATATTATATAATATAGATAATTGTAATAAGTCTTATATTGGAGTTGTTGAAGGTATTTTTGATTGTATTAGATTTGGTGATAATTTCGCTGCTACATTTGGAGTAGCTTATACGAATATGCAATTACAATTATTGAAAAAATATAAAATGGTTTTTATTATTTTTGATCCAGATAAAGCAGGGCAAACAAGAGCCGAAAAACTGTCTATAGCCTTATCTAGTTTTGGGGTACATAATAGTATTATAGTGTTAGATGACAAAAATAAAGATCCTGCTAAGTTATCAGATAGAGAAGTTATACAAATTAAAAAAGAATTACAAATATTTTAATCTTTTTTAAAAAACACTTGACTTTTTCATATAGTTTATATATATTTATAATAAGAGCTGGTAAGGGGTTACATTATGAAAGCACTTAATATACATATACAAAAACTATGCAATGCTATACATAGTGAAAAAGAAAGAATTATAAAAAAATATAATATGCAAAATGTTAGATTATATGATTCTGAAATTAAAACAGTATTAAAAGATGATTATTCAAATAACCTTGTAAAAACAGATAAAGAAAATAAATTAGTTTTTGGACTGGCAAGACAGATTGTAAAAACTTATAAAGATAGAAAAACAAAAAAGTTCACAAGAAAAACAATTAATTACTCTATAAAGATTAATATAGTTTTGCATACTAAAATAAAGAAAATAGAAGGGTATACAAAAAAACAAACAGTTATTTATAGATTAGCTCAAACATTATTACATGAATTGGTACATGTTAAATTATTCCAAGAAGGAAATACTACACATACACACGGTGTAGATTTTGAAAAAGCTATGAAGAATTTAGTAAGTAATGAAGCTGCTATAGTGTATAAAAAATTATACAGCGCTTATAAAATGTATAAATTAAATACATCTTTTATAGTTTAATAAAAACTATTTAATCTTTTTTAAAATAATACTTGACTTTTTAATTTATAAGTATTATCTTATTAATAAGAACTTGTAATTCTATGTATGGATTAGATGATACTAGTTATTTTGTAGATTTACACAGAAATGAAAAAGGAGATAGGTTATAATGATGGATTTAAACGCAACAGATAATAAAAATATTTTAAAATTACAAAAATATAAAGCAATGGATCATCTTATTTTTGATGGTCGTTCTTTTAAATCATTAGAGAGATTAAAAGAGCATAAATTAGTAAAAATAGAAACAGCATATAATTGTAGTACTAAAAAGAATATACCTACTTTTTTTGTCACTTTAACAGAGAAAGGACTACAATATAAAAAGTTTCATAAAAATAAAACTATAATAAAATTAAATAAGCTTACAGCAGAAGCTGCTGTAAATTGGAGATACTACAAAAGATTTAAAAAGTACGGTCTATATAAAATTATAAACATACTTACAAAAGAAGAGATAAAAGAAATAGGTATATATTTTGAATCGAGCAAAAAACTATTTAATCATATAAAATATATTTGGTATAAGAACAGAAAAGGCCTTACTAGTGATAGAAAAGAAAATAAAGAAATATTCTAAAATATTTGCAAGAAAACAAAAAGACAGTAAAAGGAGAGAAAAGTTTAGGGTAAAACTAGCAAGACTTTATGAGTATAAGAATAATTTTTTAAATCATTTTCATTGGAATTTAGTACACAAACTGACTAGTGAGAACAAAGCTATATCAATTGAAAATTTAAATATTTCAGGGATGATTAAAAATAAAAGGCTATCACACTCTATTCATTATTCTAATTTTGGAGGTTTTATTGATAAATTAGAACAAAAAGCGAATGACTATGATACAATTATTTATAAAGTTGGTAGATTTTATCCAAGCTCAAAATTATGTTCAAAATGCGGAAATAAAAAAGATGATTTAAAATTATCGGATAGAATATATTTTTGTGACTGTGGGTTAGAAATTGATAGAGATTTAAATGCGTCTATAAATATTTGTAATGAATATTTTAAAAATAATTCGGTGGAGTACATCGAATACAATCATGGAGAAACAATAAATCCTTGTAAAATTATTTATAATTTTTCAGGTAGTTTTAGTGAAGTGATTACCGAAAGTTTTAACATTTGTTAAAACTTTTAGATACTATGAGGAAATATAATGACTATAAAAGAGTTTATAAATAAAGATAAAACAACTAAAAAAGATATTAGCAGTTTAAGAAATCATTTAAACTCAGTGCATCCTATTGATAATGTACAAAATAAAACACATAGTAAATGGAATAGAGATACATATTCCTTTACTGTTAATAACAAAGATTTTAGTTTTTGTGAATATATAAAAAAAGATAATTACGCTACATTCATTCATTGTACTATGTTTTGTAAATATACGGCTTACATTTTTGATGTAAGTAAAAAAATAAAATTAAAAAAGTAAATATATAACTCCTTGAGTTTGGTATAAACCCCATAATTTTATATATGCCAAACTCTTTTTTTATTTTTATGGAAATTGAAAAGTATTAAGGGTGGATATTATGCAATTGAAGATTATACATGATGGAAAATATGAAATAAGTAATACAGGTAGAATATTTAGTATTATAGGAAATAGAAAAGAATTAAAGCAACGTATTAGAAGTACAAAAAATCACTATAAATGCGTTTCTGTATACATTAAAAAAAATGTATACAATCTATATACATAGATTAGTTGCTATGGCTTTTATACCTAATCCAAATAATTATCCTCAAGTAAACCATAAGGATGGAGATAAAAGTAATAATAATGTAAGTAACCTTGAATGGTGTAATAATCAACAAAATAGTATATATGCAAGAGATAATGGATTAAAACCTAAAGTATGTAAAATAAATATGGAAATAGCCAATAAGATTAGAGAGTTATATAAAACAGGTGAATATTCTCAAAAAGAATTAGGGAAAAGATACCGTATAAAACAAAATACTATTAGTTTAATTGTACGCAATAAAAGATGGAAAATATAAATAGATATTACATAAACACATATAAAGGAGTAATAAAATGAAATTAAAACCAATAATCAAATGTCCCGGAGGAAAAACCAAGCTACTAGATACTCTACTCTCTATGATTCCTGAACATACAAGATATGTTGAACCATTTATAGGGGGCGGTGCTCTATTTTTTGCACTACAACCCGAAGAAGCTTTAATCGCTGATGTTAGTCAGCAATTAATAAATGTGTATGAACAAATTAAGCACAATGTTGAATCCCTTATTATACTATTAAGAAATCATAGGGAATCACACTCTAAGGAACACTATTACACAGTAAGAAAAGAGGATAAATCACCAATGTTTCAAAGATTACCCTATGGAGTAGATAAGGCTGCCCGTTATATATACTTGAATAAAACTTGTTTTAATGGTTTAATTCGGGTAAACAAATCAAATCAGTTTAACGTTCCAATGGGTGCTTATACACACCCTAGAATATTAGATAAAGAAATGTTATTGGCTATTTCAGAATATTTAAATAACAATAATATTAAAATTAAAGCTACTGGTTTTACAAATATTTTTAATAATTTAGGAAAGGGGGATTTTTGTTATCTAGATCCCCCTTACCATTCAATATCGGAGACTAGTAATTTTACTGCATATACAGTGAAAGGTTTTACACTTACAGATCATATCCGATTGAAACTAGAATGTGATAAATTAACTAAAAAAAATGTCAAATGGGTACTTAGTAATTCCTATTGTAAAACTACATTAGACTTATGGAAAGATTATGAAATTATTGAAGTTTTTGAAAAAAGAAATATAGCTGCAAATGTGAAGAGCAGAAAAAACATAAAAGAAATATTAGTAAAGAATTTTTAAAATTAAAGGAAGATGATTATGGTACAAAAAGAAAAAGATTTAATAATTAGAAAATTAAAAGTAATAGATCTTTTTATAACTAAAAGTTATAACTTTTAGTATGAAGTAGATTGAACAAAAGTATTGCCTTTTACTACAAATAGGAATATCATATATAAATATGAGAAAGAAAATATCAACTTATGCAAAAGAAAACAATTTATCTTATATTTTTGTGACTGTGGGTTAGAAATTGATAGAGATTTAAATGCGTCTATAAATATTTGTAATGAATATTTTAAAAATAATTCGGTGGAGTACATCGAATACAATCATGGAGAAACAATAAATCCTTGTAAAATTATTTATAATTTTTCAGGTAGTTTTAGTGAAGTGATTACCGAAAGTATTAACATTTGTTAAAACTTTTAGATACTATGATCTGATTTTAATAAAAAATTAAAAGTGACTAAAGGAGTAAAAGAGAATGTCTGGATTTAACAAAGGAAAAGAAAATAATTACCATGATAATAGAAAAGAAAATAGAATATTTACACCGGAAATAGTAGCAAAAAGAATACATACTATTATAGCTGATATTTATCCTGAAATATTAATAAATAGAAAAAACATATTAGATATGTGTTGTGGTAATTGGAACTTATCCAAATGGTTTATTTATAATAGTATTTTTGGTATAGATATTGTGCAGCCATATAAAAAGATAAGAAATAGTAAATTTATATTATCTGACTATTTAAAAGATGATAGAAAAGATAAAAGGGATTACACTTTAATTATGTGTAATCCACCATTTAATAATAAAGAAAAAGGTAGTAAGTTATTACTACCTTTTGAATTTCTAAAAAAAATATTAAATGATTTCCCTGATAAACCTTTAGTACTTTTTGCACCACATGGACTTTTAAACAATAATGAGATATTTGGAAAAAAGTATAAACAAAAAGTAGAAGACGCAAAAAATGATAATGAGCTACCACGCTATAAATGGATGCAAAAAAATATACATAAATTAAACAGTATGTTAATTTTACCTAAAGATGCATTTGTAGAAAATAGATATATGGGAACGGTTGTAAAAAAAGATAAAGAAACAGGTGCTATAATTAGTGAAAAAGAAGTTGAAAAAGGAATACTTGTACATAGTTTTGTTACTTTCTGGAATATGCCAAAATTAGAGTCTTTTTACACTCTTTGATTATGGGTATGTTTTTTATATGTGTATTGCAGGAAGATGCTATTTTAAACGTCTGAAAGGTAATTGAAAAGGATAAAGAATGTTAGAAAATATTATATCTATAATAAAAAGAAATCCTGAAAAAATAATCCCTACAATATACATTATTATGAGTATTGCTAGTGCTTTTATATATTTTAGAAAAAAAGATTATAAACATGGCATATATTGGATAGCAGCAGCAGTTATCACATGGAGTGTTACCTACTGATACTATTTTAAATAATACTTGACTTTTTAAGTTATCTTTATTATATTTTAAATATAAGATTGTTAAAAAGGAGAGTATTATGATAGAATTAATAACACCTTATAAAAATATTCCTTTAACAGAATTAGAGCATAAAATTAATGATATTATTACAGGACTTAATAGTAATAAGTATACTGTAACACATGATGAGGATGATATAATTATTTTTATCACAAAAACAATAGATTTTGAAGATATGTTAGAATTTATTAAATATGCTAGTATAGTACAAAACTATTTAGAAAATATAGTAGATGATAAAATTGAAGCATTCACTGTAGTAATAGAAGATTCTACATATAAAATAACAGGATCATTTTATGAAAACAAAGATGCTACATTTTATGTACAAGGGGAATAAATGAAAACAGATACAAAGAATATTTTAGCAGAATTAAAAGAAAAAGGGGAGGATCATGAGTTTTACCCATCGACTGATGCAATTATAAAAACTTTATTTGAATCCATTTTAAAAATAGAAAATAAATGGGGTAATCATAAAAGTATAGATTCAATATTAGATATTGGAGCCGGCGATGGTCGTGTTTTAAATAGACTTTCAGAAATTAGAAATATAGAAAAAGAAAGACTAATAGAATTAGAGAAAGATACGGAAAATAAAGATACATTTAGATTAAGAGAAATCGAAGATTTTAAATTTACAAAATATGCCATTGAAAAATCAAAAGTACTTATTGATTCTATGAGTAATGATATTTATATCATTGGTACAGATTTTATGAAACAAACTCTTATCGATAAAGATGTTTCAATTACTTTTTCTAATCCTCCATATTCTCAATATGTTGAATGGACTGAAAAAATATTAAAAGAAACTAATTCCGAATTTGTATATCTTGTTATTCCTCAAAGATGGAAAGATAACAAAATAATAAAATACATTTTAGAAAAGAGAGAGATAGAATTTGAAATATTAGGTGATTTTGATTTTCTTAATTCTGTAGATAGAAAAGCTCGTGCAAAGGTAAATCTTATAAAATTCACAATTGAAAAAGGTTATAAGAATGGTACATCTTTTGATATATGGTTTAATGAGCATTTTGCAATAAAGGAAAATGATTCTACTTATGAACGGCAAGATATCAAAAAAGAAAGAATAAAAAACAGTCTATTATCTAAAAAAAATGTAATAAATGAATTAGTTATTATGTATGATGAAGAATTAAATAATTTATTGAGTAATTATAAAAAATTACAGGAATTAGATCCTGTATTATTTGAAGAATTAGGATTAGATATAAATAAAATAAAAAAAGGATTGAAAGTAAAAATAGAAGGACTTAAAAAGTTTTATTGGTCAATGTCTTTTGATTTATTAGAGCCTATTACAAATAGACTAACAAGAAAATGTAGAAGGTATCTTATAGATGATTTATTTAAGCGTACCAATATAGATTTTACTGAAAGTAATATTTATGCTGTTATTATTTGGGTTATTAAAAATGCAAATACATATTTTGATGACCAGATATTAGAAATCTATGATAGTTTTGTAGATAAAAAAAATATTATTGCATACAAATCAAATCAAAGATTTATAGCTGATGAATGGCGGTATATTGACCAAAATTTTAGTCGATGGCAAAATGATAAAATAACACATTATAAATTAGACTACAGATTAATCACAACTCTTTATAATAATTTTCCTTATAATGATTATGATAAAATAAATAATTTAAATAAAAATACTTATGGGTTTATAAAGGATATTTTAGCAGTCGCTAAAAATCTAGGGGTTAATATTAATAAAAATACATTAGATAATACTATTTGGGGACATAGAAAAAGTGTTGATATAAAAGACAATAAAGGAGATATTTTTGTAAATATAAGAGTTTATTCAGCAACAGTACATTTTAAATTTTCTCAAGAGTTCATGATGAAATTAAATATAGAAGCTGCACGACTTAAAGGCTGGGTAAAATCCCCTAAAGAAGCATCAGAGGAAATTGAAATACCTTTAGAAAAAGTTGAAAAGATATATAAAAAGAATTTACAATTACCATTAAATAATAAAATATTATTAGAATATAAGGAAAATGAATGAAAGAATATAAAAATGCAAAATTAAAATTTTATGTTACAATGGGAACTATTGATTTTATTAAAGAGCTTAGGGAATTTATAAGAGAAAACAATATTGGGAAAATTTCTAATGATAGTGAGTGGATAGAAATAATAGCAAATTCCAGGAAGCATCGAGAATTGATACAAAATATAATAGATAAAATGTATAGAGATACAGAGGCAAGCAAAAAAAAGAATAAGTATAAATAAAAAATACTATTTTATTATAATTAAAATATTTTTAATTTATTTTTAAAAAACACTTGACTTTTTAATTTTAATGTATTATATTATTAATAAGAGCTTGTAAGGGGTTACAAGCAATAAAAACTTAAAGGAGTTACAATATGACTAAAGAATTATTTTTAGAGAGACTTAATGTAGTACAGGAAAGTACAGGCCATGCTAAAAAAGAAATATTTGCTACGATAACTAATCAGGGCACAATTACTGTATACCATTTAACAAATAGTACAATTTCAAATTCTCCAATAATTGAAGAATGGAAATTAGAAAAAAATCATAATTTAGATTTTGAGAAAGTGAATTCTTGGAATAAAGAATGGAGAAATATAAAAGTGCCCACCTATTATTCAACTGTTTTTGGTTTCTAAGAAATAAAACTTAAAAGGAGTTAAGATATGAAAACAACAATATTTAAATAATTATTTAAATATTGTAATACATAAAAAGGAAGGTATAAAAGCCTTCCTTTTCTTATATCAACTGTCGTTTTAAAACCCCCAGATTCATCCGTGGGGAGTGTCAATTAATCTCAGTATTCTTAAAATAATATTGTAAGATCTTATGTGCTAAACCACTAAAACTCCAATTTATCAATACTTGTTTAATGTAATTCAATATAGAACAGTCTTTTTCTATCAATAAAAAAACAATAGAAACTAAAAAAGAAATAGATAATGGTATTACTATTATAATTAATAATTTTTTAAACTTTTCTTTTAGTCTTTCTAAAGGTAGAGCATTTTTTAACATTGCTGTACTAAAATATACTATTAGTATTGTAACAACATTTACACCTCCAAATTCTTTTAAAAAAATAAATAAATTCTTAATCCATTCCATTTAGAACCTCCTGTATAGTTGCAAGTAGTATGCTTTTTTGTATTGGCTTTAATAACATTTTATTAAAGTAGTTTTTATGCTTGTTTGAATTAAATTCAAACATATCACTATATCCAGTAATCAGTATTATTTTTTGATTTTCCTTTTGTTTTTTAATAATTTTTGCAATGTCTAAACCATTTACTTTTTCTAGTTTCATATCCAAAATAATCAAATCAAAATTATTATTTATAATGTTATTTTTGAACTCTGTAAATACATAGCAATCATATATTTTTTTTAGTTGTTGTTCTATTACTTTTAGTATTTTTTTATTATTATCAATGATCGCAATTTTATTTTTCATTACTAGTTTCCTCCTTATAGAAATTTTTTATAATTTCTATATTATTATTATTGTTACTTATTTTACAATCTGTCTCATCTGTTATATTTTTTAATACTTCTATGAAACAAAAAAAATCATCTTTTAATTTTATCTGGTGCTGATTAAAAAAATCTTTATCAAAAGTTTCCCAATCAAAACTAAATTTATTTTTATTAAATCCTTTTTTTATAGTATTTTTTACCTCCCTCATTAATCGCTTAACTATTTTACTTTTTTTCATTTTCCATTCATTACCATTGAGATTAAGATGGTTATTATATATTATATCTATAATTTCATTAGCTAATACAAACTTTAATTCATTTATGATACTATCAAATTCTTGTCCAGGATCATCAGAAGTTTCTAATTTAAAAGTTTCTAAAAAGGTATATTCTAAATCACTACATACAGTTTTAATCTCTTCAAAGGCCTCTCTTGATTGATCAAACACTTTTCTAACTTTTTTATCTCCATTATCTTCTTTTAATGTTTCTACTCCCCCAAAATGCACCTCTAATTCGGCAACACTTATATGTATCATTTCAATACCATCTGCTCTTTTTTGCTTTCCTATATCCACTGTTTTCTTATCCTTATTCCATGTTAATCTAATACCTCTTATTAATAAGAAACCTATCAGTAGCAACACACCTAATAATAATAAGAAAACTAGAAAAAATATTATAAAACTATAAAAAGAAGGATTTTTAATAAATGTTTCAATTATTCTTAACATGCTATTACCTTTTAATACCCATTTAATTTTGGGTCAATAGAAAGTGGAGGAAAAATAGAAGTGTTTTCTGGATAAATATCTGAAATGCTTATAGTTGAAAGATCTATTGTTCTATGTTTTGTACCTATATCCTGTATCCACTGAAGTAAAACATTATCCTCAGCTATATTTAGAGTAGTTGCAGTAATTAAACCTCTAGCAACACCTTTTGTTTCCCCAAAATCTCGTATCTGTAATGGAATTGCATAATCCGATATTTTTTGAGAAGCTATTTTATATATTAATTTCTTTTTTTCATAGTCTTCTTTTTCTGTTGTGCTTGCCCATTTTACGATAAAGTATTTTCCGCTTACAGGGATTTTTGCATAATAAACATCTTCTATTGTAGCTTTAATACTATCGAATATAGGCCAATCAGTTAAATCTACTTCCTCATATATAGCTGTATTTGCATTTTCATAACATCGAGATCCCATACTGATTACTTTATGTTTATTGGTTTCATACTCATCTTTTTCTATTAATGCTTTTCTCAAAATAAACTCCTTAATTATACGTGAAATATTAATCTAATTTTGTAATAAAAATCTTCACTATCTAATTGTCTAATATTGTTAGACTGTGAATCATCTACAATACCTATACCACCTGTACCTGTTTCTGTTTTCACTTCATTAATACTAATACTATGGAAACTCATTCCTAACGAACCTGCATATACTGTTGGTGCAAATAATGAAACTACTGTCCTTAGTGTATTATCAGTACCATCCTCACTAATATAGAATTTATATGTTAAATAAGCTAATGAAATTCCCATATTATGTAAAATATTGGAGTCAAGATTTTTTGTAGACCCAGAAGGCTCATTAACATCACTAGTCGCACCACTTATATCTCCTTCAAGATATAAATTATTAGTAAACACACCACCACCTTGTACTTCTCGTAATTTCAAAGTCGTACCGTCATCACTAATTATCACACCATATTTTCCAGTAGCTATAGTTCGTGGTACATCAGAATATTCCCTTACTATTTCACCTGTTGTATATGTTCCTGTAAGGTTATCATAATCAATTTCTACATGCCCTAAATCCTTATTAGTGTAAGCACTCCTATTAATATAACCATAATCATTTGAAAGTGTACATCCTAGTATTTTCCATTCCGTACCATTAAAATATATTTCCAATATATCATTATTTGCAAATAATGATAAGTTTGTATAACCATCAATAGTACCAGTTATTTCTACTTTACCGCTAGCTGTTATTTTTTTAAATTTTAATTTCTTACCTTTTACAACTGCACCACCTGTTGGAAGTGTTACTGAATAATCACCGTTAGTACCATCTAATTCTATAACATTATAATCCTCATAATTATTAAGTGAATAAGTACCAGTTAAAGTTAAAATATTTAATTGTGGTTCCATATAGCCTAGACTTTCAACAAAATAAATTTGACTACTGCCATTAGTAATAAATTTTGCTATTGCTTTACTATCATTATTATAATAACCTAATCTAGTAGAATCAAAGGCTGGTGTAGTAGTAGAGGTGGAGTAAATACCTTCATAACTATTAGTTCCATTAAAGTCATCACAGTATAAATAATATGTAGTTGATGCTGATAGCGAAGGTGTTTCTACTACTTGATTATCTTCTATCATAATTTTTTCACGGAAATAGAAATAGCTGCGTGCTTCTATAAAAATTTGTGTTGTGTTATTTGATAATTTAATACCATCACTTTTAACAACTTCTCTAAGTACATCATGATATACCACTTTTTCTTTATCCTGACTTTCAGCATATTTCCAATAACTGACTTGATAAGAATTTCCAGCTTGTGCAGAATTAAATTCCAACATGTGCGGTGAGGGGTGTGTTAGATTTAAAGCCTGTTCTACAATTCTAAATTCACCTGTTGCTGGGGAAACCCCCTCTACCTTTGTCAATCCTGAAATTGTAGGTAGTTTTGCAGGATCTCCCAAAAAAGGAATATATTTTAAACGGTAAACATATCTACTCCCTTTAAAATTTGTAACTGTTGATACTATAATATCTTCATTAATTACTTGTGTAGTATCAATACTATTATCAAAATCTACATCTATATTAATATGTTCTGGCATTATCAAACTCCTTTATATTCTATCTATATTTTCTAATATTCTTATTTTTCTATCTCTTTCAAACATTTCAAAACTTTCTTCATCTATAAGATCTCCCATTTTAACATCAGCTTTAATTTTATCTGGTTGAAATTGCACCATAATACTACTAACTTGATCTGTATGTTTAGATCTGTTATAGCATAAAATATTTATTTCATCTAATATGATGTCAGTACCAACAACATTAAATACAATATATCTAAATTCTTGTACTGCTGTTAAATTTAATTTATAAAAATCAAAAACTCCTGTACTACGTAAAGATATTGTTTGAAATTCACTAGTTAAAGGTGTAGGATTATCAGACAAAGCTACTTGTATTTGTTGATCTATAGCACCACTAATAAAAAATCCTATCTGTTCTTGTTTATACCATTTTGTACAATCTTTTAAATCATAGTAACCATCATTAGTAGAATTTAAAACTATTGCATCATTTTGATACCTTCCAGTACCTATTGTAGCATTTGTCCAACTTGTTAGATTGCTAGTAATATCTAAATCTAATAATGTTAATTTATCTTTATCTTCTACTGTTATTGTTTCTCCCACACTCAAAGTATAATTAATAATATCGTAATCTCTTAAAGTTATTGTTTTTCTAACTTTAGCTTCTTTTTCAGTTAGTCGACCATAAGCCCAATCTAATACTGCTGTGTCTGTAGGTAATACTTCCGGTGCTGTTAACTTGCCTTGTATTTTACGGAATTTTTTCCTTAATTCTAAAACAGGGTAACTTCCCCCGGTTCCTACATTAGCGATAAATTCTGTTTGGGTAACATCCTCACCACTAATAATTACTGTTCTTTTTGCATAAACTGCTGCTTCTGTCATTTTAATTTTTCTATAAGTTTCTTTAACTTTTATATCCCCATATCTAGGATTTTCACCTAAATATAATATTTGTGAAGGTGTTGTTGTTTGAGATTCTTCAATAAAAAAGTCATTATCAGTATCAACACCCCAATATTTATTAAATCCCCGATTCACCATTTCATTTACGATTGCATATACAGATTCTGCTTGATAATCTACAGTAACAGGATCAAGAACATCCTCAAAATCTACTTTTGTATTGTCCCAATTCACACCAGTTTCACTTGCTGTTGCTGTAATAACTGTTTCCATTATATCACGTGGATCTTCTAATGTGAAAGAACCTGTATATAATATTTCTTTTGTTCTTTTTGAGTAAGGTGCAATTATTCCTATAGGTGCACTGATATCTACAACATTTTCAAAAAATCCTCTATAGAACATAGAACCACCTATAAATACTCTTATTTCATCCTCAACCTCTATAGGGAAATTAAGAAAAGCAAGTTTTAAAGTTCCTGCACCACTGCCATTTTTTGTAACCTCTATTTTTAAATTCATTGCTGCTGTAATAGAGTCTTGATTATAGTACCATGTTTCTTTTAGGCCTCCATCCCTTCCATATATTTGGAAAAATGTTTGTAAAAATGGAGTTATAATAGTAGACTCTAATACAATCCCTGTTCTATAATTGTGAGCACCAATAAATGATCCACCAACAAATTGTGGGCGTAAATCAGGATAGAAAAAGGTAGTTGCATTAACACTAACATAATTCCTAAATTGATGGGAACCTATAAAACTGCCACCTACATATTGATTACGAAAGGTGTTATTAATAAAAGACATTATGTATACCTTTCATTATAAGTAATATTTCCTGTTCCTGGTGCAGCACTTATAATTTTAACTATATTATCACCAGGAGATAAATTAAAAGGACTACCTACTACATCAAGATTGGTTCTTAATACACCATTAATATATATTGTTAGATCTGCTAAATCCACTTGTAAAATCATAGTATTTGCAAATGTGTAATTAATTTTTACTGCCCTATTCTCAAAAGTTTTTATTATGAATTGACTTGCACCACTTCCAAAAGTAAAATCAACAACAAAAGGAATAAACTCACCATTATTTGTAATAGCTACTTCCTCTGTAGTACTAACTTTTGCATAAGCTTCAATTACTTCTGTAGTATTTACAAAGAAAGGTTTTTCACTTAGAATTATAAAACTAACATCACTACTTATTTGATAATAATCATATTTTTCATTACCATCTATATCTAGTATAACTTCTCTTTTAGTCAATCTATCATCCTCTTTTCTATAAAGAAATAATTGATCTTCTGTATATATCCAATCTTGAAAAAATGCACGTCTTTGTGTATCAAAAGTATTATCTGTACTACTAATAAATTTAATTGTCCCTTTTATATCTTGCTCTTCTCTGAAAGTTGATTGTATAATTTTTTGACCATTTCCAATTAATTTTTTAAATTCATGTTTTCTACGTGCTTTTCCTAATCCTATTTGACGGAATTTAGCATCTATAAGTAATGAATTTGTAGAATTATATAGTTCATTACCATCAGTATCTATATCTTTTTGTTTTTTTAAATAGAATGTTTCTGCCATTACTGTACTCCTATTCTATTTTCTGAAAATCTTCTATTTGTAATAGTTCTTTGTTCTACCAATTCGCCATCAAGATATATATTAGCAACAGTTATAAAATCCCTATTATCAACATCATCAGCTACACCACTATTAATGCCTTTTAATATTTTATTAGTGTTTTCATTTGTAACAACATTTGCACCCCTACCTAATGTTACAAGTTCCGGTCCTTCCTCACCGACTACTGCCATACCCCCACCGAAATCAGATACACCACCAGCAAATCCTGGAGCTTGAGAAGCAACTATTGCGGTTTGTGCAATAGCCATACCTAGAATTGTAGCACTCATAACAGCAGCTACAATTGCCCCTGCCGGCATACCTAATGCCATTGATCCTGCCCATGCACCCATTGTAGCAATCCCTGCTGCGATCCAAATTTGTGCTATTGCAAGAGCCTTTTCTTCATTAAATTGTTTAATTTGTAATGCTCTTTTTTCTGCTGCTGCTTTATCCTCTATAGCTCTAATTTGTGATTCTTTTGCTTTTAGTTGCGCTTCCTCTTTTTGTGCTGCTGCTAAATCTATTTTAGCTTTTTCAATTGCTTCTTTTGATTGTGTTTTTTTACTTTCATCAGCAGACATTAATTCTAATTCTTTTTTTGCTAAAGCTCTTTCAATATCAGCATCAGTTAATCCTACCAAATGACTTGCATATTCTTCTAATGCTAATAAACGCTCTTCATCTATTATTGTCTGTGCCTCTGTCATATTTTCTTGAGCATCTACTAATGCTTGTTGTGCTATTTGTACTTTTGTGTTTTCTGTTTCTTTTAATTTTTCTATTTCTTCTACTCTTCTTTCTTCTATTGCGGAAATATTATTATCATTTTCTTTTTGTACTGCTGAAAATACTGTATTTATTAATGTCCCAGCAGCTTGTAGTCCGGCTGTTATCCCACCCATTATTTTTTCACCTGTTGTAGAAGCTTTATTAGCTAAAACATCAAAAACATTTGACATAACATCAAATGTTTGTTTTGCTGCATCTCCCATTATTCCAGGTATTTTTCCAAAAGCCTCATCAAATTCAGTTACAAAAGAGTTAGCTGCAATTCTCGCCATTGTACTAAGTGTATTAAAATTATCTTGAATAGTTGCAAGAGCATCACTTTGTTTCCCTACAATATCATCAAATTGTGCTTGAGTAATTTCCCCAATTGCTAATTGATATTCAAGATAAGATTGTAATCCGTTATCTTGAAATTGTTTATCTGCATCTTGTTTCAATTGTGAAAATTCTGCAAATGTTTCAAAATCCTTTTTATCTAATTGTTCTTTTATTATTAGAAATTCCTGTAATGCTTTTTGCATTTCATTATTAGTAGCAACTCCAAATTTAACTTTTTCACTCATTATTTTATCTTCTATAATAGAAGTTGCTTTTGTTTTATTTGCCCCATTTCTTAATAGGATATTTAGTTCTTCCTGTCCTGCTTTTTCTATTTCAATTGCTGTTTTTCCAAATTCTTTATTTATTTCATCATTTGTTTTTTGAATAATAGCAAGTTTCTCGCCTTCAAAAAAAGAAGTAACTTGATTTTTACGCATTTCAAAATCTTTATGGTTTTTAAATAATTTAGTAACTGTTTCTAATTCCTCTTTCTCTCTTATATTTAATAATTCCAATTCTGTTTTATTTTGTTCTTGCAATCGCTTTGTAATATCATCTATAAAAGAAGCTCTGTCTTCTAATAATTTTTTATAAGCTTTTTGATTTTCATTTTGTTGGAATGCCAATTTAATTTGTTTTTCATTTTCTTTTGTTAGTTTAGATTCTTGTTTTTTTTGTTCTTCTGCTGCTTTTAATAGTGCGTTTCTTTGTTCCATTATAATAGCATATAAACCTTCTTGTTTTGTAGCTATTAATAATAAATCTTTTTCAGCTATAGATCCATCAATTAATGCTTGAGCTATTTCACGTGCACTTTTTAGAACTCCACCAGTAGATTCATCTATTTTATCTTGTATATTTTTTCTTTTAGTTTCTAATTTATGTATTTTATCAGAGGTTTGTTGAATATTAAAAACTTCATTTGCTATTCCATTGTTTACAATAAGACCACGATTCCCATTTTCATTTATTTTAATTAAAATAGCATTCCATTTTACTAATTCATTTTCTATATCTGCTACTTTACTTTTCTGCTTGACTAATAAAGAATTTCCGAATATGTTTGTATCATTGATTTTTCCATAAGCCTTAGATATTTCCTGTATACTTTCTTTTATTTTTAATGATAACTGTCTTTGCCTTATAATTAATAATGATTTCTCAGTAGCTTCTAATGATTCTGCCTCAGTATTTAATTGTGCTGTAACTTTCTTATATTCACTAGAAGCCTTTGTTAATTGTTCAGTACTTTTTGCTAAATCTTTATTTATTTTATTTAAGTCATTGGTACTAATTATATAAGCTGCTGTTAAAGTTATCAATGCAGTTATTGCAATTATAATTAATAAAAATGGATTAGCTGCCATAGTTACTGTTAAACTTATAACTGCTGCTTGTATAGATGCAAATGCTGCTGTAGCTGCTGCTCCTGCTGCTGCAAGTCCACCCATAGCAAAAATTGCAATCCCTATAGCTACTGCAATTCCACCTATTAATAATATTAATTTTGCCCCACTATCATCCTCAATAAATCCTCTAAAAGATTCGCTTAATGATTCAATAACCTTTGCAGCATCTTCCAATATTGGGATAAATACATTACCAAAAGCTATAGCTGTTTTATTTAATGAATTCTGCATAGCTGCAAAAGTTAATTTTTGTTTTTCAAATGCTTCATCAGTTGATCCTGCTGTATTTGTAATACTATCAAGTATATTTTCAAAGTCTTTAGCACCCTCACCTGTTAATGTTAATGCACCTTGCAATGCTCTTACATTAGGAAATAATTCTGCAATGGCATCTTTTGAGGCACCTGTACTTTCTTTTAGTCTTTCAAAAGCCTCTTCCATTAATAAAGTTTCTTCCTGACTATTTTTTGCTTCTTTTTGTATTTGTATCATCTCATTTTGAAAACCTTCTAATTCTTTTTTAGATAATCCGGTTACTTGTATAATAGCATCAACGGCATTTTTCAATCCACCTAATTGTTTTACCGCTTGTGATCCAGATTCAAATCCTAATTTTTTTAATGCTGCAATCATTGATTGAGAAGGTTTTAAAAATGCTGTCATTGTAGCATTTATTCTGGTTGCTGCATTTGCTGCGTTTATTCCCTGTTTAGTAAATACAGCCATTGCTGCGCCTAATTCTTCAATAGAAACATCTAAGTTTGCAGCTAAAGGAATTACAGTACCTAATGTGGAAGCTAATTGTTCACCAGTTATTTTACCTAATTTTATTGTTTGAAAAAATACATCACTTACATGTGTAACCTCAGAGGTAGCAAAACCATAAGCATTTAAAGTTGTTGTTAATACATCTACGGCTGTTTCAGTATCGGTTAAAGCAGCCTTAGCAAATTTAGCTGCTTCCCCTACAAACTTAACCGCCTCAGCAGGGGCAATACTAGCAGACAAAGCTTGATATAAGCCTTTTGTTAATTCTGTAGCACTACCTAATCTATTATCTAATTGTAATAATTCTTTTTGCATTTTATCTGTATTTACAATTGCGGTATCTACTAATGTAGTAACATTAGCAAAAACAGAATTAAATTCTGCTGCTGATTTGATAGAATCTACAAATGCTGCTTTTAAAGCTCTTAAGGCTAAATTAAAAGCTTGCATAGTTATATTAGCTTTTAGAAAAGAAGTAAACATACTTTCATTAGCAGATTTTAATTTTTTACTTGATGCAGCGGTTTTATCTTCTTCTTTTCCAACAGCCTCTAATGATTTGTCTAAATTTTTTAATGAGCTACTTACTTTAGCAATTTCAGGAGGTAGAGAAGCAAGAGCTATTTTAATACTATTTAAACTTTTTGTAATTGCATCAACATCTTTAGATCCTTGTACTCCAAGTGTTAAAACTTGTTCAGCCATTACCTACCTCCTTTTTTTATTTCTTGTTATTTTTACGTTCTATTTCTCTATTTAATTTTGCAGTTGCTTTATTTTCTTTATCTGTTAAGTAATGAGCGTATAGATTATCAAACATTTCTATAATTCTTATAGTTTTTTTGTTGTGCTCATACCAGCCTTTACTATAAGGCAATAAACCTTTATCATGATAAAACCACCAGACTTGTTTCCATTTGTGAAAATAATCAATATTAAAAACAGGTATATACTTTTTTTTAAAACTGTTTGCAAATATTCCTTTTACACCTACAATATAGATATTATTTTTAGAAAATTGATTTATTTCAATACCGAACGCTCCCTCCAACCATAAAAGGAGTGCGGTTTTTAGTTTTTTTCTTCTTCCTCACTGACCTCATCTTGTGAGTTCATAAGTGCTTGTATCTCTGTAACAATAGTTGAAGCTTTTTTATCTTTTAATGTCCATAATTCTAAAGGATCTGTTATTTCTTTAGTAACACCTTCTTTATCCCTAAAATAAATATTTTCAATTGTTTTTATTTTTTTAGCAAAATTGATCCTGGTAAAGTGTGTTGAGTATTTACCTGTCCATTCTTCTTCGCTCATTTTATTTCTTTGACCGGTTGCAGCATAAGCCTCTTTTGTAATTTCATTAGATTCTTTAGCAGATAAAGGCTCAATAGATACACGCATTTGTTTTTCTACTGGTCTTTTTTTGTTATCATAACATTCTAAAGTGTAAATTGTAGGCTCATCATTAATATCAAAAATGTAACTGTTTAATCCTTCAATATCCACATCTTTATTTTGCGGTTTGTTCTCTTTGTTTTCTTTCATTTAGGCCTCTTGAAATATTTAATTGAAGTCCTTGCATACGCATGACTATTTTATTTAATTCTTTTGTAAACTTACTTATAGGAAGTAGATCTTTTATGTTATATTGTTCTATTAAAGTATTGTCTAATTTATTTTTCTTTGTAATGATTCTTAAGTTTCTATAATTACTACAAAGTAATTGATTCTCTTTAACGCTTAAATTATATAATGATATTGGGATTATATGATCAACAACAAAATTACATGAATTATAATCCCACCATATAAAGTCTTTAGGTGCGGTTAACATTAGATGGGATTGGAGTTTGTCCCTTGTACACCCTACCCATTTTAAAGTCTTATAACTTTTTCTTATACCTCTATACCTTGTTAGTTTATATATCCTTGCTCTAAGGTTATTCATTATTTTAAATAGTGGATCTGTTTCTCTTTTATTCTTAGCCCATTTGTTTATAATAGGCCTTCTTTTTGTTTTCCTAATTTGCTAAGGGAAGGTTACGCCTTTTCCTATATATATAAACATGCCTACACTCTGTACAAAATTTTGTAGTTTTTAGTTTTCCTTGTACTACTTTACCACACACAACACATTTTATCTGTAAAGAGTTATAAAATTCTTCGTTAGATATAGGGCGTTTTTGTTTACGTCTATAATTTTCTTTTGTTTTGCATGTACTAGAACAAACATCACGTAACACTACCTTATTTCTTGATACAAATTCTTTATTACAAACTATACAAAGTCTAATCTTTCTAGGCTCTTTGCATTGTTGTTTAAGTTTATGTGCATTCTTTAATTTGTATGCTTTTTGTGTTCTTTTCCTTAGCTTTTTAGTACAATCGTCACTACAAACCTTAGTTCTACTCTGCTTAGTGCTGAATATTTCTCCACAAATGGTGCATTCCTTAGTCATCTATTCTCCTTAAAATAATTAGTATAAGTAGCCATACAGCTACCTATACTTTATACCATATTTTAAGCTTATACAATTAATATTAGTTGTTTTTAAACCATATTTACGACAACTTTTTGCATAGTGCTGGAGGCAGAAGGCGAAAATCCGCTTGTGAATTCCTGAGCACTCCCATCCACTGCACCATAACTAAAACCCTCTAATTCTACACGACCAACAATGGCTATAACCTTATTGCCCACACTTTCATCTTTTTGAAGCACCCCAATAAAGTACATTGGGTCACTAGTCGCCCTTGTAAGTGAAGTAGAAGTTCCGTCCGGTTCCCCTTCTACTCTAGTTAAAAACCTATCAGAAAATATATTCTCATCTGCCTCTGTAATGCCAGTAAGGGAGCCAGATGCGTCAGACCGGCCGGCCCTAAAAGTCTTTAAATCATCTGTTAAAGTAGTTACATCAATCTTATCTTTACTTAGTGTAATTTCAAAACTTTTAATACTAGTGTTTTTTTCAGCTTCGAATAATCCCGGCAAAGCTTTTACAGTGTCAGTTACTAGTGTACCAGCACTTAGAACTAATGACCCATCATTATAAAAATAATCCCCTGCTCTAAATGCAGCATTTAGAGCAGTTAGAGCACTTGTACTATCAGCTACTGTGATTATCTCATAAAATCTTGCACCACTGCCTACACCACCAGCATACAAATCATCAAGATCACCAAGACCGTCACCGACTAAATCAGCACCTACTTCCTGAGCGGATAAAAATCCGTCATTTCCTATTAATTTATTTATTGCCATTTTATTTCTCCATTATTTAATAATTTTATAGCCTTGTTTCTCTAAAAGCTTGCACAATATTTTTTTATTGTAAAAAGGCTCTTTCGGTTTTTCTGTTAGTTTTATAATCTGACTTGAAGTCATTTCATTATATTTAATAACAGGTTTATCTTTTTTAGTTTCTTCATATTTACCACCCTCATTTTTTTTAATTTTTTTGTCTTGATTTTCCATTAATCCCTCCATGCTTGAAACTGTAATTCTACAATTTTTTTATATTTATTATCTGTGTTTATACCATCCTTAGTAATCATATTATCTGTATATACTTTATAATTTAATATTTGATTATTAAAATTTTTATCATTAAAATAGTTTTTTATTAAAGTAGATATTTGCCATGCTCTACCATCCCCTTGATTAAGTGGGGTATAGATATTAAGCTGCATTACTCCAATAATACGATCACCACTAACTAAAAATCCATTATCGGGATTACTAAACATAATATAAAATTCTAAATACTCATCTACTGTATCTGGTTCAAAGGGTATATTTTCCCATGCTATAGATAAATTATTAGTAGTTGCAAAAGTGTTTACTTCTGTAGCTAATACTTTTTTAACAAGTTCTTGACTCATACTACAACCCTATATTACAAAAATTAGCAACTTCTTTTAATGATGCTAAAATAATTCCACCATTATTTTTTACCATATTTGCTACTGCTTTTAAACTTCTTAATTGTCCTTTTGTAAAAGTAACATTCTTATCATTTTCTAATATACAAAAAATAGTAGTTTTTGGTCTTTTATTTGAATCATCTACTACTTCCGCTATAGAATATACACCTGTCATTTTTGGTGTGATTGTATATAATACATAATCACAAAGTTCTCTTTGTTCTAATTCTTCAATTTGACATTCTGGTTTCCAATCTTCAACAACCGGATTAAAATAATCACATAATAATGTAGGAATTAATTTATCTCTCCACACACTTTCATTACAAGTACCACCTAAAAATACTTTCATATATTAATCTACCTCTCTTACAATACTTCCAAATTCAGCAACAGTGGTTTTGACCATTCCTGAAGGTGCTTGATCACTGCTACCATTTTCTAATACGTCTATATAAGGTAAATTATTTGAAATATAAACAATCTGCTTATCTGTAAACTTAGTTTCTAATACTTTAGCTACCATATCTTTTATAGCTTTTTGTCCACTTTTATCTATTTCCTCAGTCATATCTGTAGAAGGGGTATTAATTGTAGTAAACCAATTATTTCTTGCTTGTCCAGTATCTACAGGAGTTTTTAAAATAATTCTTCTAAATATTTCAATTGCTACTTTTTTCATTTTTGTATTTATTTGTTGTTCTTTATCTCCTAAAGCTTGTAAGAATTGATCAGTTCCTATTAATTTAATAGTTAAAGCCATTAGCCTTTCCTTATTTGTAACTTATACAAAACTCTCACATCAGCCGGTTTTACTTCATCAATACTCATAATATTCCATGTAATACTTTCCATTATTATTCTATCATTTACTGCAATTTCATTATTGTTATTAGTTAACATTATTAATTTTTTATCACCTTGTATTATAGTTTTTCCATCCACCTCACTATTTTTATAATTAGTCTGCACCGCTATTCCATTATCTAATTTTTCATAAGTACTAGTTGAATATGTACCACTAACAGGATCAAAAACACCTGCACTTTTTTGTTGTATTTCAACAGGTTTACCAAATTTATTTAAAAGGGGAATTACTGTGTTATCTCTTAAATCTTCATAAAAAGCCATAACTTACACCCTTATATTTTTTAAAGTCCCTCTTATACTTCCTGTATTTCCTATTGCTAGTCCAGCACCAAAAAGTAATTGATCTATTATTGTATACGGATTAGTCGAAGTAGTCCCTTCAAAATACTCAACTTCAATTACATCAACTTTAGTTAATTTTGTAGCTCCGTTTGTATCTGTGTCTGTGTATAGAGTAGAATCAAATGCCCTTAAAGCAGCCTCACAGGTAGCTTGTTTAATATTTTTTGGTACTCCTGTTACTTCATACCCATTATTGTCTATAGCGTCTTCACGTGGCCACTGTAGACCTTGTGTTTCACTTGCTTTAGTTCCTATATAGGAATATTGATTATCAATAAATTGAGTACCGTTCATTAGTACTCTTTCTCTTTGTTGCGTATTTTTTGTAAACCAAATTTCTTGAGGATTTATATCTGTAAAATAATTATCTGCTTCTTCTACACTTATATATGAATTTGCATCTGTAATACCTGTTCCTGTTTCAACTAAAAACGCCATTATGTTTTAACCTTATTTTATTAGAGTAAATAAATTATCTAAAAAGCTATTTAATTCTTTTGCATTTATATCTTTATTCATTGTTATAGTATTATCTAGTTCTATTGTTTGTTCTTTTGTTCTATCTCCAACAGTTTCTTTTATTGTTAATTTTATCATATTTTTATTGCCCCTTTATATTTTCTAAAATAATAATAATAGCTAATTTTAAAGTAATATAAACATCTTTTGAGATATTTAACTCATCAATTATTTTATCAATACTAATATATTCATCTTTTTCTTTACTTATTTCTTTAATTCTTTGTATTGCTATATCTACTTGTTTTTCATCTAACATTAATTATCCTTTTAAAATTATAAATTACACCACTGTTAAATCGTTAAAATTATTAGTCCCGGTTAAAAAATTAGTAATAATAGTATCGCTATTAAACAGCCATTTCAATTCAACTGGTTCAACATCTTCATATATTAAATCTACAGTCCATGTACCATCAATATTGTTATAGACTGCTGCAATAGCTGTTTCTGTTATATTCGTAGTAGTACCTATTACACTTTCAGATACTTGAACTGTAATAGTAAATGAGGTGGGGGGATTTCCATCTAGATCTAGAATTGTACCGTTAACTGTTGCTGTTGCCAAAATTATTCCCCTTGTGTGTACTGCCCATAAACACATACTCTATGTCTATTTAATCCTCTAAGATCCCCTCTAACAGTAACACACATACTATCATTTGTTCTAGGGTTTATTCTTTTAGCCACCCCATATTTTTGCTTAATATCCATAGTACAGGTAGTTGCAAAATTACCGCCACCAGCCTTATCATCAAAAGCGACATCCCAACCAAATTCTTCAAAATCTTGATTGTTTTGATAAGAACCTAAGTTTACAGTTACTCCATTAATATGTCTAAAATATGTACTTTTTCCATCCAATAAACCTGCTAAATTTCCATATTTACTTCTATCACTAGCAGATCCATGTAACATAGATACTTGTACCCCAATTATATCTATAGGTATTTCTGCATCTGGGCCATAAAATCTAAAATAGGCATTAATAGGAGTACCAGATCCATCTAGATCTAAATCTATTTTCCCTCTTATTAAAACAGCATTAATTGAAAAAGCTACAGGGGAAGGTACATCTATAGTAATTTGATTAGCTGTAACATTTATTATTTTTACTTGCTCATATATTCCATTTTCCCATATAACAAGATAGTCAAGAGGTATAGCAGGATATGTAAAACCGTGCCCTGCTGTTAAATTTAAAACAGTATCATCTTTTAACACTGGTGCAGTTAATCCAATATCTATTTTATCTTCTCGCATAATATAAAAATGAAAAGGTGGGGTAGTTTGATCCTGTAAATATACATCTACACCATCACCAGCAGTAGTTATATTTTCTAATATCTGTGTCATTCTAGCATCTGGCATGTCTCAGTCCCCAGTCCTTAGTAAAGCTTTTTTATATCAAGCAAAGCTTTTTTTATTCCTGTATGATCATATCAAATTCAGCACTAATAGCGGATACTGCACTTGCAAAAGTTTTTTCTAACCATATATCCGTTTTAGGTGGTAATATAATAGAACCTACGTATAAATATTGATATGAATTATCCGATGTGAAAGAGAATGTTTTTTTAGTTTTAATAGCTTGTTCAAATTCTCTTATACGTATTTGCATAGATCCTCTCACTACATTAGTAGTTCTTACTATTGATGCATCTACTTTTTTTAGGTATGCTATTTGATTAGCAGAAGTAGAAAATATTGCCATTAGTGTTTGACCTATTGTTGGTTCAATAATAGCTAAAATAGTACCACCCCCTTGTACTTGAATATTTATTGTACCCACATTGGAATTTGTAGCACCCACATTAATTATTTCCGCTCTAAATATTCTAATATATGTATTATCTAAATCCACTTCAACAATACCTGTTAGTGTTTTAGTTTCATTAATAGGAAGCCAATTTTCATCGAGTCCAAACACTTGAATAGTTTGTGCACCTGTTCCACCTCCAGTATCAAGACCGGAACTTGAAACAATTTCTATAGATTGCGCGGAAGTTTGAAATGGGTAAGTAGCCCCCCCACTCCAAATAATTTCTGGATTTGAGTTTGCAGCAATATTTAAATTTCTTCCAAATTTATTAATTGTATTTTCTGCTCTTGTTTGAGTACCATATACATAATCAAGATTTTCTTCTAATAGTTGTGTAACCCTATGACTTAACATATTGCAACCTTTTATACTTTTATTTATTTTGCTTCATCTAATAGTTTCTGTAAGTTTTCTAATTTCATATTTTTCTTGTATTTAATTTCTTTGTCATCTAAAAGTTTAAATAATGATTCTCTTGATAATGCTTCTGGTATAGGTAATATTACATTATCTATTTTTTCTTTTTTATCTTCATCAATAACAACAACAGGATTATCTAATACAACTTTTTTTTCAATTTTGACATTTTCCTGTTCTTCCACATCTATAACAACTTTATTAAATACATAACCATTTTTTTGCATATAAGATATATCATCAGGATTAGACGTTTCAAAAATACCATGATTTAAAGTAAAATCATAAAATACCTTACCTCTTCTACTATCCCATATAATCCCACTGCCATTACATCTATGTACTATTTTTTCCATTATAACCTCTTCTATGTTTTTAAAAATTAAAAGGGTAATACATACCCTTATTATACTATTGTTACCGTAAAAACTGCTGGTGTTACTGTATAACCTAATATGGTTAAAGACATTGTTACATCAGCATCTTCCGCAGCAACCCAGGCAGCAGCAGATCCAATTAAATCTACAGTACCTACCCCATTAACTAAAGCCGGGGTTCCGTCACTTACTGTTGCAGTTCCTAATGTAGAAGAATCCGAAGGAGTAGCTACACAATCAGTATTAATCCAATTATGAATATTCCCATTACTATCAACTACTTCAAATTTAATTGTATATGTCCAACCAGCAGCCCCAGCAGCTTCATTAACATCTGCTGTTAATATATTAAATGCCAAATCACCACTAAGGGCATTATCTCTAATTTCAAATTGTTCCCGGCATTGTGGCTTAATGCCTTGTTTATTATTTATTCCGCTCATTTTAATAACCTCTTGTATATCTAATTAAAATAAAATTTAAAACAATGTTTTGACTTTTTAATTTTAATTTAGTATTATATTACCATACGTATTTTAAAATACGTATGGGTTGGTTCTACAACCTTAAGGTGAGATGGATTACTTTTTAAAAGTAATTATACTCACTAATCTGTACAATAAGTACAGAAATAGAACAGGCCTATAATACTATTAGACCTTATTCTTAAAGGGTTTTCTAGTGTTTTTACATTTTATTAACTTATAGCTAGATTTGTTATACTAGAATGTAATTTTTCGTTCGCCCAATCAATGCCAATTTGGCCATATACCTGTCTTTTTTCAGAAGCACCGGATTTATCCATTGGTTCATCAAATAATCTACCTTTTCCCGGTACAGTACAAAATACAGGTTTAACAAGATTTAAAGCTGCAAGTAATATAGTACTAGTTGGAACCATTGATTCATATACCACTCCAACCTCACCAAAATCAGTAAGAATAGTTCTTACATCTACACCACCAACATTCCATGATTCAGGCTGGTAGCCATAAATACTTGATATTGCTTGTTTTTGAAATGAGTTCATAAATAAAATAGGTGTATTTTGATAAGTTTGACCACCGGAAGTATCTACTGCAAGTTTAAACATTGCTTGTAAAATACCCCTGTCTAAAGCTGCACCACCGGCAGCAATTGTAGAAGTTGTAATACCTGGAATAATTCCACCGGTTTGTGCTGCTACTGTGTTAGAAGTAGATTCAACAAATGTACCATTAAGGAAAGTATAATTCATATCTCTTGCAATTTTTTTTAAAGTATATGCTAAATTTTTAGCTTCTAATGCTGCTTGGTTATTCACATTTTCTTGAGCCCAATAACCTACACCTGTATGTACAACATCCGTGGCTCTACGTTCAGTAGTAGATAATTTCTTATATGAAATATCAATAGCCTCCTGAACAATTTGACAAGTGTTTCTAATTTGTGTGTATATTGGGGAGGTTGCTGCTGGTGCTGTGTTAGCAGCACTTTCTGAAATTGAAGGTTGTGCTGCTGCTGGAAAATCATATTCTGCTGTCATTGCAAAATCAAAATCTGCAACTTCTCTTGCATTACCCCCATTTAGCCCACCTAGCATTGTTAAAAAAGGTGTACCTGTTCCCTGTCCGGGTGTCACGTCTGCTGTCCAAAGATCCCCATCATAATTAGGAGAATTCCAATAATCTGCTTGTCCTGATACTTGTGCCATAAAAATAGCCTCCATTAGTTTAATCTTATTTTTCTTAATGGAGGCATCTACTATATTCTTATATTAGGTTGGTCTTCCATTAAGGCGTTTTTGTAATTCATGTTTTTGTTTTTTTAGTAGTATAGCTTTTACAGTATCATTCTCTTTTTGAGCTTCATTAATTTGATTTTGAAGCTCATCAATACTAACACCGCCAAAAGCATTATTATTTGTTCCACTTCCACCACCTGAATGATCGGGCGCTTTGATAAAACGTTTATTTGCATCGTCATTAGTCCACGCTGTGAAGAAATCTGCGATAGGAAGTTTTACACTTTGGCGATCTTTCATTACGACATGTTTTTCGCCTAGTTCATCAACTTCTATTGAGGCTCTGCCCCGGAAAGCATCAAATACCATTGGACGAGCTTCCTCATCAATCATGGCTTGATCCATTTGTGTAGTGATACTTTGTGTAATTGTGTAATCATCAATAGTATTAGTAAGTGTATTGATACTTACATCTTTTTCTGCAATTACTTTTTCAAAGTTTTCTGTTTTTTTTCTGTATATTGTTTCATTATTGTTTATCTTAGCTTGCAGTGCATCAAGTTCTGCTGATCCATCACTCTTGCCTTTATGGTTTTCTAACCATGCTTTTTCTGCTGCCACAAGTCTATTATACTCTGCTTCATCTACTGTGTCAAGTTTTTTTTCCACCTCTTTTTTTTCAGCTTCTAGTGCCTCATTCTTAGATACTTGCTCTTTATACTTTTCCTGTAATGTTTTTTTCTCTTCAAGAATTTTATCTCTATTTACGGTAAGTCCATTAATGTGAGATTTTTCAATATACTTTACTGAAACAAGATCTAAAAAAAGTTTTTGTCCACTCTCATCATTTGTTAAAAAGTCTTTAACTTGCTCTAAGTTTTCAAATTGTAAAACTTTTCCATTGTTAATTTGTCCTGGCATATCCTATGCCTCCTTTTATAATTTAATTTATTTTATTCTACGTCTGTAGATTTATTTATGGCCTCTATAATTTCTTTATTGTTTTTTAATAAGAGTAATTTTACTAATTCTTTATTATTTTTAATAAAATGTAATAGTATCGATGCAGTTAGATTTATATATTTTTCATTATTATATAATTTCATGTCACCTAAAACAAAATAAATAGCATGTAAACATTCATGAGTTAATATAAATACTTTCTCTGCTTGAGTAATTGTATCATTATTTATATATATTAAATATTCAGCAGGATTACATAACCCATCTGTTTTTCTTCCTATTTTTCTAGAGTACTCTTCACTGTTTAAATAAGTAATATTAAAAAAAAGATTGTTAATATTAAAATGTTTGGGCACATTAAATTGATTATCTATATAATCAATAAAATAATCTTTATTATTTAATAAAAATTGAAATAGTATAAAAGCATATTTATCTTTAATTTGAAATTCAGCACAATATAATATATAAATAGCATTAAATATATTATATTTCATATAATCAATATTTTTATTTATTGATATAATTTCTTTATGTTTATCTGCTGGATATCTATGAAAAGTACCCCCTTTTTCTATATCTATTTCTTCTTCAAATAATTCTAATTCCCATTCATAATTAATCGTTTGTATTGTCAAATAATTTCTCCTGTTTTATTATTTTTTTTAATAATGGTTTATTTAATTTTAATCTATTCTCATTAATTCTATTAAAACTTATATCACAATAAGTTTTATCATTTTCAATCATTATCCAATTTCTATTTAAATTATCTGCTGCTACTCCTGTAGTTCCTGAACCTGAAAAACAATCTAGCACTATATCATTTTCATTAGAAGAGCATTTTATAATTTTTTCTATTAGCTTAATAGGTTTTTCGCAAACATGTCTTTTTCCTAAATTAGTACTTTTAATGTTCCACATATTATTATGTTCTTTTTTCAAATTATGTGTATATCTTAACTCTTCATATTCTTCTCTTAACTCTTCATATTTTTTAAACTCTTTATATTCATTAATATTGAATACATCTATCAATTCTGTATATGTTTCTTTTGTTGGTATATCCCATTGGCTAGAGTCATACCTAAAACAATGATCTGTTTTTTGACCTATAATATTTATTACTTGTTTTTTAGGTAAAACATAAAAACAATGTTCAGCCTTTCTATGTTTTAATCTTTTTGCTATACTTTTATTATTTTCTCCCATGAAGCATAAAAGATTATAAAAATATTTACGTAAAGTTGCAAAATTATTACAATCATGCTTAACTTTTTTTAATCCCGTAGAATCTTGAAAAGTATAAAATAAAATAAATTCACATACATTAAACCAACTTCGTAAATTACTTTTTTCTGTTGGGTTTTTCCATGACAAAGACCTAAAATCACCTTTATTCCATATAATAAAAGAATTAAAAATAAATTCTGTATTATCTTCTAACCATCTCATAATATCTTTTATTTGTAGCATATCATTATGAAACCAATAAAAAGAGCCATTATTTTTTAAAACTCTCTGACATTCAATAAAAACACTACCCATCCATTCTATATAATTATCTATTTTATCCCATTTTGTTTTTTTGATATTATATGGAGGATCTATACAAATAAGATTAATAGACTTATCTTTAATCTCTTTTAAGACATTCAAGCAATCACCCTTATATATATTATTTAATTCCATTTTTATAACTTCCCTATATCATATTTAATTTTTTTAATATCATTAGCTGAGTATTCCCAAAATACAAAAACATCTCTAATATTTATTAACATATCCGGTTTTTCTATATTGCACATTTTAATATAATCTTTTCTAGTTAATGCTCTATGTTTATTATAGATTGTTTGTATTGTGCACATTTCATTATTGTTTAATGTGTTTCTAACAATATGATATGTTTTCTTAATTGAAAATTCAAATGTGTAAAATAAATGATAGAGTGTTTGCTTTAGGATAGTCCCTTCATTTGTTTTAATATATGTATCATTTGTAAATGATGTTTTGAAATTTTTATAAAAGTAAACATCAATTAAAAATAAATATTGCAATATTTCTCTGTAGCTTAGGGCATGATCAATACTCAATAGGTATTGTATAGCTTGTTTAACCTTTTCTTTATTATATTGTATCATTTATTATTTCTTAGCTCCATTTAATTGTTGGGGAAAATAGATGCCATTACGATCTTTAATTTTCGGGTGTAATTGATTTATATAATTTAAAGCTAACATTTTTATTCTATATTGTGGGCTTACTATAATGTATGGAATAGTCTTATTATGGCCACAACAACAACCTATTGTAGGAATACCCTGAGCCCAAAGGTATTTTATTTCTGTTATAAGACATTTATCTACATCAATATAGTACCTCCGCTCATCTCCTAACCAATTAGTGATTTCGATATTAGGGGGTACTTTTAATCTGCTAGTATGTTCATTATTTCCAGGATACCTATTTTTAGTGCATATACATCTTTTGTTATTTCTTAATACCGTATTTATAATTTTATCTATCTTGCCTATATCTTTTGTATTTTTTAATTCGCAAAGTAAGGCAAAAACAAAATTATCTATTTTTATATTTTTATATTGTCCAATTATTAAATTATTTATATTATTTTCCATTTATTTCTAATCCTTTACTCTTTAATTGATCTATAGTTAGTATGTTATTTTTATTGTCTGTAAATTGATTTATTTTAATATCCCCATTTTTCCATGCTTTATATCTTGTCGGTCCCAGTACACTTTTTTGGAATTTAGCAGATTGTTTATTTAACCATTCAGGATAATTTATAGTCTCAGCTACTTGTCCGTTCATACTTGCCCTGGTAGATTCTGACAATTCATCTTTATCAAATCCTAATTCCTTCCAGCTTTTTAATATTGGTGTTGTTGTTGAGCGACATCCAAAATGACTCGGAGGGACTTCACCATTTAATTCTGTAACACTTCCATCATAAAGATCTTTTTTACCATCAAGATTAATACAAATTAAAGTTGTTCTACTATCTAAAGTTGACACCCACTGATAACCTTTTACAATATCCTCATTCTCTTGATAAAAAGATTCTTTAGTTGTATTTAATATATGGCTGTTTGTAGTTCTTACAATAGTTTGTATTTGACTTCTACTTCTTTGTAGTTTTCCATCTTTATAATTATTAGCTCTTGTACCAAATAATTCACGTGTCATTTGTTGTAAGGTCTGCCCTTTAATTACTCCTGCCTTTACTGTATTTTCTACTATTTGTTTATTCTCAGTAGACCAACTATCAAACCATTGACTCATTTTCTTAGCTTCATAAGGCCTAGCATTTGCAGTTTTCCATACAGAGTCAATAGTTGGAATAGTCGTTTCAATATTTATATCAGAAGGTAAAGACGATTGTATAGTGTCATTTTGAAATTCTAATTCATTACTTATAAGATTTTTAAAATCTTCTTCTGTAGTTGCAGTTACTAATTGTTTTAATATTTTATTAGATTTTGCAGCCCATTTTAATATTTTTTTACTTCTTTTTTTTGTTAATGTTTCTCCATCAATAGACAATACTTTCAGTCTTAAATCTTGTTCTATTTTTTGCATTACTTCCAATACATTTTTAACAGATTTATTTCTGAATTGGAAATTAAATATTTGTTCTTGAGTATTCTTATTTCTTAATTCATCGTTTATAGACATTTATTTGGCCTTTTCTATATAATTAATAATATCTTTATCTTCTTTTGTTAATAAAATAGACATTAGTTCTTTATTACTTCTTAATACATGTGATATAATAGATGCTACTATACCTACATATTTTTCATTCTCAAATAATTCTATATCCTGTAAATAATAAAATAAGGCATGTACCATTTCATGTACAATTACACCATGGGTTTTTTGTATATCTAATTCTTCCTTTACTATATAAATAATATGCTGGGCAGGGAAACAATAGCCAATAATATTATCATTTAGAAAAGAAGCTACGTGCTTTCTTGTTTTATAAGCTATATCAAAATGTATATTTTCTATACTAATATAATTAGGAAAATCTTCTTTATTCTTTATAAAATTACTAAAATATTTTTTATTCCTTAATAATAAACCAAAAATATTATAAGCATATTTCTCTTCAATATTAAATTCATTACAATAAGTATTATAAATAAGTTCAAATATATTATAATTTATATACTTAATATTTTTATTAACTGACATTTTAGATTTATTACCTAACCGCTTATTATAAAATAATAAATCTTGTTCTTTTATATTCACTATAGAATCTATTATATCTAATTCCCATATAGTATTTATTGTATTAATATTCATCTATCTAATCCTTTACTTTTTTAAAACTATCCATATTAAAAATAGTATTGTCAACCAACTACAAACAGTTGCTAATATTCCTATGGATATAACAATAATAATTAAATATGAATTTTTAATATATTCAGATTGCTATTAGTATAAAAAGACATAAAGCCATAACAGAACCAAAAACATAAAAAAATAATAAACTATTTAACATCTATATTTTCCTCTATGTTTTCTTTTTGTTGTTTATGAAAATTTTTAAAATATTTTAAAGTATTTAAAAAAATTAATTCTAATTCCGGTGATAGGTTATAGCGTTCTTTATTTATTTTAATACTTTCTATAATATCACCATTATCATGTCTTAATACTGCTGCATTCCAATCACAAAACATTTCAACTATTGATACTAAATCCATGTCTTTAATTCCATTTTCATGGTGCTCAATATGATGATCATTGTTTTTATAGTGGTGATCTAGTGCCGGTTTTAATTTTCTTAAGTTTCTTTTATACTCTTCACTGCCATAAGTTAATTTTTTAAGTAGTGGTGTATATTCATGGAATACACTAATCTCAGGATCAAATAATTTACTACGATCATGGGTAGAGGCTCTAATAAATAATTGGTCAATAAAAGTAAAAATTAAAGATCGTACTGTGTCTATATGAGTAATTATACTTTTTTGTGTTTCTTCATATTTATTTTTCTTTGGTGTTTTCATTTGTTAAATCCTTTAGTAATTCTTCTGTTTTTTCTTCTGTTGCTTTATATTTTTCTATAGTAATATTTGCAGATAGCATATTTTCAAGTGCTTTCTTCTGTTTCATTTGTTCTTGCAAATAACTTTTTTTTAAAACTTCACACATTTTGTCTATATTTTCCTCTAAACAAAATACAGAAAATTGAGTATCATATAAAAACCCACTACCTTTTCCTATGCAATTTAAAATAATAAAATCTAAATAAACTTTTTTAATATCATGCTCTCTTATTCTTATACAGATCTCATCTTCTAATATAAGTTTACTTATCCATAATTTATATATTTTAATCATTTATTATATCCTTTATGTTTTATTTTTCTATAAATATTTTAATCACCAAATAAGATTAGTAAATTTTATAAATAGTTTTTTATACCACAATACTTTTCTACAATCGTTTAATTCTTCCTTATGTGCATCCCAATCACCACCACTACACATATTAGTTGTTTGATAATAATTATATTTGTCTTTTGCTTCTATTCTATAATAAGCTTCTCCAAAATAAGGTTTTTTGGATCTTATCTTATCCCCTATTTTAAACATTATCTACCCCTCCTTCTGTTCCATGTAATTTCGGTCCTTTATTCTCACTAGGATAACATGCAAAAATCTCAGAGTTTTTATTAATATACTCTTCATTTACTGTAAAAAACTGCATACTATCTTTAGATAATTTAACAGTTCCTTCATATTCATTATTTTGCCATTCAACCACTTCCCCTTCTGTGCTTTTAAAAATTGTACCTGATGGAATAATAATATCTTTTTTTGTAACATATTCTTTCATATACGCTATACCTCTTTTTATAATCTAGGGGATATAATTATATCCCCTTCAATCACTAATTAAACTGTTTTTACTATTTCAAACATTTCCGGGTTTTCATTAATGTAGTCGTCATTTAATTTGAATGTTTGAGCTGTGTCTTTTGACAATCCTATTTCTGTTTCATAATTACCTTCTACATACTTTCTACTTTCATTATCCACATTAGTGAATATAGAACCTGCTGGAATAATAATGTCTTTTTTTGTTTTAAATTTGTTAATCATTCATACCTCTTTTATAATTTATATTTTTAAAAATTCTTTAGTGTATTTATTTTCATTATAGTATTCAAAAGTTACAGGCACATCATCATGTAAAAAAACTAATTCACAATATAAACAAGCTAGTAAACCCCTATACTTTTTATTTCTATTTATCTTTTTACCACATACTAAACATTTTTGTTTTTTACCCATAGATAATACCTTTATTTTCATGATACTTTTCATATCTTTTGTTTATATTTTGAAACTCTTTAAGAGTTAAATTTTTAAAAAATCGTTCAGATATTTTACAGGTTCTTATTTGAGAGCATCCACCACGATACACACATTCCGGGACACAAGTATAATATAGTTCAGGATAATCTACTTTTATAGAATTAAGAAATTCAATCCATGATAGTATTGTTTCAGCATGTGCTTTTTGGCATAATCGTTTTCTACTGATATTAATTATTGCTTGTGCATTGGCTACACATCTATGGGGTATTAATACAGTGCGTGTATTTTTTAATGTAGAATCTTTTAGTATATCTTCTCTTTGAGTACCAACAAAATGCTCAATCCCTATTTTATGTCTTACAAAATGTACAGAAACAAAAGATTTTATTTTTTGCCATATCCAATTTATTTTTAATAATCTAATAGGGGAATGTTCTGCTATTAATATAGATTTTTTCCATTTTGTATCTGGATTGTTTATTGGCTTTAAATATATAGTAGTTAGTGCAGCTTCTTTTATATCTTTCCATATCCCATTTATATCTTGTCTTTTGACTTTACAGTTATTTGTCAATAACTTCTCCTATATTTATTGTTTTAGTTCCTTTGCTCATTTATAAACAGAGATATACCTATCTTTATGGTTTTTTTATTTATAGAATTTTAATGGTAGTTTCTCAATATTTTAGTTTTATTACTCAATCTATTCAGCCCTAGCATCCTCTTCTTCTACTTCTGCTTCATTAATATTTATATTAGTTGTCATGGAAGATGCCTCTAGTTCATCAGTATGTTCATCAAAGGTTTTATCTGCTCTTATCAATTCACCTTTTTTTAATAACATAAAAATATCGGGATCGGTTAATACTCCTGATTGCCAACTTTGTAATAAAGCTTGTAACATTTGAAAATTCATTGTATTGGGTAAATAATCAGTATTCAATTTATATAAAATATCTTCTATTTCATTATCCGGTACATTAACCCATTTACCAGCTATTTGCAATCCTTTTGTTATTGCCCCACTAATACTATTGGCAATACTAGCTAATACACCCTGCTCACCTTGTCTATGTATAGTTGCTGCCTCAGCCGTTTCTGTTTGCTTTTTTTCAGGGGCAATTATACGAGCACCGAGTAAAGCCATAAGTCCTTCTTTTTGCTGCATAGCTACTCTTAATTCTTCTAATCCACTACCATCAAGGCTAAGAAATCCCCATTTACCTTTTTCATCAAAAAGTAATGTTCTACTACTACCTAATGTAATTGTGTCCTTTCCTTCCGGTTGTATATATCCAGCTAAACAAGGTGTAGGATTTCCGGTTAAAATTAATCCATTTTCATAGTTAGCACTATTTCTATAATGAGCTATATTAACATCTGATAAATCATTAATAGCAGAAAATTCAATATCCCAACTTATACCACGTTCTGTAATTGCGTAGAAAGGGATATAATTTAATCTTTGATTATCTATTTTCGGTTCTGCTTTAGACACCAATTCCCAATCAAAATTGGTTGCAGTAGTTCCGCTTTGTCCTGTTTGTACTACTTTTTCATATACTCTTTGCCTATAGTAACCATCAGTATCTAAATCAAGTACTCTTATTCTTTGTATACACACATTTTCAAATTCATTTGTGGCTTTTTTTGTTTCAGTTTCAAACAATGTAACAAAAGAAGTTTGATACTCATTATTTATTTTACTTTGTCTCCAATTATATACACATTCAGCACGATATTGAACAAAGTAAGGTTTTAAATTTTTACTTTCAAATTCTGCCTTAGTCATTCTACTTGTATTTACTGCTGGAAAATCCACAAGTAAACCTACTCTATTTTTTAATAATACTTGCTCAAATAGTTCTTTCGTAAAATCATCTAAAGTTTGATTCATAGCATTACAATTAGTTTGCATATACCTTAACTCTTCAGGCAATTCTATCAAAGGATCTTTTCTAAAAACTAATCCGGTTAATCCGTCGACTGTTCTACCTGTAGCATTGAACCAAAGAGCATATTGTTGATAGACAGCATAAAGATTTGGACCATCTTGTTCTGTTGTATGTCCAGATAACATAGGTAAATAGGCTTTGCTTTGCAAAGAAAGTTTTATGGCTTCTTGCCCATCATTAGCATCTTGATTTTTTAACCAATTAGAAGTATATAAAATATAATTAGGATGTTTATTATCTATTCCTGTTAATGTTAAATCTGTAGTTGTATTAATAGCAGCCATTTAATATCCTCTTTAATAGTAAACAAATGTTCATTATTGTTAATATAACATAGTATTAAATAAAAAGCAAATATTATTTTTACCTTATTACTGTTATCCTACACTATGCTTTATACTTTTTTGTATCATTGGTCTATGCAGTAATCTATAGCCCGATTCATCCGCACAATTAGATACTACTATTCCGTGTTCTATACAAAATCTTTCATGTGTAGGAACTGTTAAACAATATACATCCTCATTAGATATGCTTTCTCTTTTTATCAAATGTACTAAATTTTGTTTATTTTTTTTTAATTTAACTAAGAAGAATTTATCTTCTTTTATTCTAATTGCATCGGCTCTTATCCATTTCTGACCTGTATAAAATAAATGGTCTGGTGTACATTTAATTCTCATACCATCAGAAAAATATAATTTTATAACTTTTTTATTTTCCCCTACTAGTCTACAATTTCTATATTTTTGATAACCGCTATCTGTTAATACTTTACCCTTTGTATTTACTAAATCTTTTATAGCAATTTTACCTTTAGTAGTAATTACTTTAGTGTCCCCTGTAAAGCAGTGGTCTTCTTCATCTGTGTTTGAAACTAAAATATTATTTGCGTAATACAATCCTGCTTTTTCGGTTACAAGATTGTAAACCGTTTTTTTATCTTTTATATTTTCAATACTAGTTATACTTATATTTTTAATACTCACATTATAACATTTATCAGAATATAGTTTAAAAAAATCATCAGTGATATTATCTTTATATTCTTTAGATATATTCACAATTCTTATCTTCTCTATAATCTCTATTATTTCATTACGTGCTACTTTTTTATTTTTTTTATTTAATAGAATATCTTTGTCTAAATAAGATGAAAATAAAATAAAAGGAATTGTAGCAAAAACACTTAAATAATTAATATTCAACTTATAAGCCAACATACTTTTTGATTTATTCCATTGTACTTTTTCTAGTGTACTATTTATTTTTAAATCCTTTAACGCTATTAACCCTTTTCCCGGAACATGTATCTTATGATTTGGTGTACCTTCTAAACTTTCACCATTTGAAAAAGTTACTTTTATTGTTTTACTCATTCCACTGCAAATCGATTTTTTAACTTTACATAATCCTATTGGAGTATAAACTAAATCCTTTTTTGTAACATCTTCAATATTTTTAAGTTCTTTTTCAGTTTGAACTTTGGTACCGGCAATAAAACAATTAATATCATCAGGATCTTTGTCATCTCTTCCCAATATTGGAACAGTTCTAATAAAAGCTTTACAATCTTCTGTAACAAATAATCCAGGATCCTCCATTGGGAATTTTAAAGCATCTTTAAACATTGTCCGCATTTTTTCCCATCTTCTCTTCCTACTACCAGGAGATTTATCAGCTTTTACAAAAATATGATTAGTTCTAGTATTTCCATAACCTTCATTAAGTAATTCAGCTATACTATCATTTTTATGATCTGCGTCAAATATAGAAGAGTCTCCAGGGCCAGGATTTATTTTAATAATATTAAATGCTTTTTTAATGTGTTGCTCTATTTTTTGAATACCTCTACCTATTTCTTTAGATGTTAATCTCAATCCTTTATTTTCTAGATTTGGTTGACAGCCATACCATTCCCAAAATCTAATTAATGTACCTTTTGGAAATGTTTTTTGTGCTAATTTTTCTATATAAGATCCATCTAATTGTTTAATTTTATATATAATCGAAATAGGAGATCCATCTGTCATAGCCCAATAGCCTACAGAAAAAGGCTTCGATTGTCCATAGTCGAAAGACCTATCTATGTACCAGGTATTAGGTATATTTATTCTAGGTAAAATGTGTACTTCTTTATCCCATACATCATCAAACATGCCACCAGCTACAATATCCCATGAACCTTCAATCCATGCTTTCCTTATATTTGGATTTTTATTTTGTTCTAAATTTATCTCATACTCAGGATCATTATCTATAAATATTTTATTCTCAGATCTACTACTATGTATGTAACAACGTTCACGAATCATTTCTTTTTTTGTGTTAGGGTTTTCTAACTTTTCTTCTATTACTTCACATGATTGATTTTCCGTTATTTTAAATCTTTTTTTAACCCAAAAATGCCCTTTTCCCCATGGATTACAAGTAGATCTAATCATTTTAGGTATCTCAGGATGTGAGGATCTGCAAATAGAAAACATCATGAGATATAACTCGTCTGTTCTCCAATTAGTTAATTCTTCCCAGCCGATAAAAGGATATGCATGTCCATGATAATTCCAATAATCATCAAGCCTGTTTGCATATCTAAAATAAAGTACCTCACCTTTTGGAAAAGTCCATTTATAATCAGAAGAATTAAATATCGCTTTTGGAAAAATTTGTTTAAACCACTTTAAACTTTTTATCTTTATATCTTCTAAATTTTTATACGTTTCTCGAAAAATTATACCACGCCATTCAGCGCCATAACCTTTCCCAACATGCTGTAAGAAATTCATTAAAAGTGCATCGGATTTTCCACCTGACCTATTCCCTTCTACTAGTACTTCAAATATAGGGCATTGTAGTAATAGGTCTTGAGCACCGGGATTAGGTTGCCAAATAACATTAATTTCTTTATTTAGTGTAGTATTATTATTCATTGATTTGTAATATAACACAATATTTTATTAATTGCAAGTATGAGATTTTGTTTCAATCCTTATTTTATCGTATTAGCTACTTCACCCCTTTTTGACACTTTTCCGCACACTTTTGATATGTAAAAACATGAGAAAAACGCTAAATAATTACAAATACGGCTTGATATAACATTTCGGTTTTTACCGAACTCAAAAATCACCTATAGCAATATTTCGGTTTTTACTAAACATAAAATAAGATTAGTGAGTACAATTCTTTCGATACCATCTCACCTTAAGGACGTAAAACCGCCCCACATGTATACAACATGTTTATTACGTGAAAATTCTTTTACACCCCCTTTGACAATAATGATTATTCACTTGTTACGTTTCAATCATTATTTTCTATGTATAGTACTTGTTTGTTTCAATCTTTACTCTCTACAATAATAATTGTAGCAAAATCAGTATAATAAGTCAAGTATTATTTTAATTATTATACAACCTTCACCGACTGAGCAATATTAACAGCAGCGTTATAATCTCGATCAAGTTCCTCATTACATTCAGGGCATATATATTTCCTGTCACTTATTTTAATTTCCTTATTGATAAATCCACACTTATTACATGTTTTTGTAGTATTTTTAGGATTAACATATACAGTAGCTATCCCATTCATTTTAGCTTTATACTCAATGTAACTTTGTAATTCATAATAAGTCCAATTCCTTCTAACCCATTCATTCTTTTTATCCGGCATTTTTTCAATTAAACTCAATTTTTCAAGTTTAATAATCCTGGCTTTATGCCTTAATGCAAATTTTATAATTTCACAACTTACTCGATGGTTTACTGTTTTTACAAAATTACGTTCTTTGTTTTTAAATTTTTCAATTACTTTTGTTTTCTTTTTTCGGCCTTTGCCTCCATGTGCAATTTTTATGTTTCTTTGCATTTGCTTTAACTGTTTTTGTAGACGTTGTCTAGTAATATAATAACTTTCATTATTATTCTTATGTCCTCCAATAAATGCACGTTGTAGCCCCTTAGATAATGCACAAACTGCTAATGTAGAGATTCCAATATCTACACCTACGCTTAATGTAGAATCTAGTTTATTAGGTGTAACTGGAATATCTACACAAAGATTAAGGAACCATTTATTTTTAGTTTTATGATGTTGGATAGAAGAGCCACACGCTTTATAGTTACCTTCTATGATTTGTTCTATAATGTACTGGTTATTTGATTTATCCCTTCCAAACTTTAAATTAAATTTAATCTTTTCTTGCCATTTTAAATGTATTTCTTTATCTATTTGTATAAAAGGTTTACCTTCTTTTGTAAATGGAAAATAAATAGGAAATCCAAGCCTTCTATAATTTCTTAAACTTCTATCACCTCTTAAAATTTCTTTTATGTCTGCTTTAAATTGCCCTTGAATATTTTGAGCAATACAAGCTCTTATAGCTGTTTGATATTTTATAGGAAATATTCTGTGCTGAACCTGAATTATATAAAGACTTTACATAATCATTTATAATTTTTTTATCTTCTTCAACATTTTCTTTTATTTTATTTGTTAATTTTAAATTCATATATAAATCAGACATAATCCCATTCGCTAATGTATATGAATTATAAGATAAATCATGTAATCTTTTATGGTAACTATATATATTCATGTACTAAATAATAAAACAGAAACAAAAGAGCACTATAATTTATATATAGTGCTCTTTGTCATTTTAATCAATAATTGTTTTAGTGGTGCCTTTTGGAAGCTCTGCTATAACTTTTTTTAGATATGGTAATATGCTTTTATCTTTTTTAGAGAAATAATCGAGTCCTTTTTGCTGTAGCCAAATTTGATTGAAATATAATCGAAATTCCGTTATTATTTCATTTGGGTATAACCTTGCATATACGGGAGCTCTTTTTCCGTCATCAAATTCATGCCGATATGAAGGGAAATTATCAGGTTCATATCCATTATCTCTACACCATTTTGAGAACATTCTTCCCATAGAAATATCAGGCATTAAGTTGGTCGGCAAAATATAGCCGTGTTGTTCTAACGGCGCGACAAGTCGAAGAGTCATTTCGTCTAACATTGAAAAGTGCGTATGTGGAATTCTAGATCTATTTATTAAGTAACGTCTAATGTGATAAGGAATTTTATACTGTGTTTTTTGAGTTCCTTCCATCCATTCAAATACCCATTTAGAAACTAAATTTGCAAATTTTGCAGAAGCCCATTGCCCTAAATTTACAGCAACTCGAGGATGTACCCATGTACCCTGTTCTTTTTTGCGGTTTCCACCTTTAACCTTTTGAACTAATTCCGATATGGGAATTCCCATATCGGAAGACACCTCTTCTAAAAACTCATTAGTATTCTTAAGTCTATCATAGTCTGCATATTTTTTACCACATGCTGTACACAATTCTGTAGCATTAATGTACCCGTCATACGCTCTTTGGTTTATTCTTACTGTGTCTACTTCATGTTCAATAAATGGTAATAATCCCTGTCCTGTCTCATCAAATTTAATTTCGCTAATAATGTACCTCCTAGTACTTTTATTGTTTTGTGTATTTATTATACCAATAGCAAATACAAAAGTCAAATTTATTATGTTTATTTTCTTAAAATTATTTTTATAGTTTTTAAACTTTTTATAAAGTGACACTATATGTCACCACTCCGGTATTATATTATATATAAGGAGTTGTTAAATGTTTGATTTGTTAAAATTTGAGAGTATATTACAGTTAATAGAAGCTTTCCCAACTGAATTAAGTTGTTATATCTACTTAGAATCTCTTTTATGGTATGATGGGATTGTATGTCCTCATTGTGGATCTACTCATAAGTTTTGGAGACTCAAAGATCAAAGAATGCTTAAATGTTCAGTATGTAAAATGAGGTTTACAGTTAAAACCGGTACTGTATTTGAAGAAACTCGTTTATCACTTCGTAAATGGTTTGTAGCTATCTTTTTAATCAGTGTACATTCTAAAGGCATTTCAAGCGTTCAATTATCAAAGGATTTAAGAATTACACAAAAAACAGCATGGTTTTTAAATCATAGAATTCGTTTCATAATGAACTCATTTAATGAAGGTGAAAAATTAACCGGTATTATCGAAGTTGATGAACATTATGCCGGTGGAGTTGAAAAGAATAAACACACAGACAAAAAGACACCCAATAATCAAGGCCGTTCTACAAAGACTAAAACTGCCGTATTTGGTATGGTTGAAAGAGCGGAAAAAGACGAAAGTGGTAATAAAATAAAAAATGCAAAAGTAATTGCTTATAAAGTTGATAATGTAAAGACTAAAACCTTAACCAATGAAATTGAAAACAATGTAGAAGCTGGCGCAAAAGTAATGAGTGACGAATATCAAAGTTACCGAAAATTAGGCTATACTTTTAAACACCAATATATAAGACATAACAGTGCTGAATACGTAAGAGGAAATGTACACACAAACACAATAGAGGGATTTTGGGGACTGTTTAAGAGGATGTTTATAGGTATCTATCATTTAATGAGTAATAAGCATATAAACCGCTATTTATCAGCTTTAGCCTTTAGGTATAATATTATCATCCTTATTTTCTTATACCTTACCTAGCTAATTCATATACTTGATCTAATTTTATAATCTCAGCTTTTGTATAGTATTTTTCATCACTATTTACATCGACTATATAATTATTTGCTTCGACTATATCATTAAATATTTTTAATTCTGCATAATTCACATCTTCACGCTTTCCACTTATTTTAAAAAATATAAAAATCTCTATCCTTATTTTTCCAATCTACTGTAATCAAGTAATAACCAGTTTTTATATTGAAATAACACCTTTTATCATTAACAAAAAATCCATAACTTTTTAATTTACTTATATCATTATCATAACAAAACTGTAAACTTTTAGGTTTTACTTGTTTTTCCTCAACATCAAATCTAAAACATAACATTTGTTTATGCCTATTAACAATCATAGTACTATAAAAAAAATCTTCATCTTCTTTTAAGCTAAAATAACACTGTTGAAAATGTGTTTTTAATTTTTCTTTACTTAACCTTTTAATAATTACTATAAATCCTGTTAATGTTATTACGTTAAATAATAGACTAATAATTATTCTAAATAGAATAAACATATTTATACCATCCTTATATTCTTATACCTTGTTTTTAAAATCTGAAAATATTCAATTGTCATTAGTATAAAAACCAAAACTTTTCAATATACTTATATCATCAGCATAACAAACCTCTTCAATAAGAAGAACACATCTAGCTAATTCATATACTTGATCTAATTCTATATTTTCAAATTTTGTATAATATTTTTTATTATTGTTTACAGTCTTCTTTTAGTTCCGCTATCTCTTTTTCTAACTCTTTAATAGTTGCAGTTAATCCAGCTTCTGACAAACTTAATGTTACATTTTCTGATTTAAGATCCTCAATTTCTTCTTCCAATTCACTATTACTTTCTTCTATTTTATCTATTTTATTTTCAAAATCACCATTACTTTCTTCTAACTCTTCAATCCTATCTTCCATATCATCCACATCTATATTTAATGTTCTATTATATGCAACTATAAACCCATTAATCATATTACTTACTGCTTTTATATTATTTTCAGTAGGCCCTAATTTTCTTAACATTGTACACAAAATATCAGGGATTTCAGACATAGTAAAATCACAGTCTAATTGTTCTAATATTTTTATTTTTAATTGATCTTTTGTCATTATTTATTTACTCCTTTTCTTTGTATATCCACATATTTTACGTCTTTTCTGTATACAGTTTATACAATATTTACAAACTACTTTTAGGCTACACCGAATACATACACACTTTCTACACATCCTCTTTATTATCCTGCTCTATGCATTCCTTACATCTATATGGTGTAATTGATAAGTATTTACTTTCAACCAACACTTTTTTAAATGCTTTACATTTTATTCTGGATCTATCTGCTGTAAAATAATCACAATCTACATCACATATCCTATTAGTTTTTATTCTTATTCTAAACATATTTTTTACCCTCTCATAATATCTAAAAAATTATTTTTGTCCTCAAATAAAATCACTCGCCTAATATTAAATATATGTATTTTAACTAAATAAGTCAAGTATTATTTTATGATATTTTTCCAAAAGATACAATTTATACAAAAACAATTTTAGTCCATATTAAACATTTTATTTATAGCATAGGTACTTTTTATATCTCTTTCCAATTTAAGATTTTTTATTTTATTACTTTTTGCTTTTATTAATGCTTTATATTGCTTAAAAATGTTTACTTCTTTTTTATTTGTTTTATTAGTCATTTAACCCTCCGAATTTATAAATACATTTTGAGGATCTTTTAATAATAGGATCTTTTAATAAGGAACATTCATATAATCTACAATATGGTGTATTATCTCCTGTTAATGCTGTGCACCACTCATTACAAAACCATGAATTAAATCTTATGTAATACTGATTATATTTTTTTTCTGTTGCCATTTTTTAATCTCCCCATTTCTTTTAAAATAATAAAAATCATGTATACTTCTAATTTTTCTATCTTTTAGCAAACGTAAATATTCTACATAATCTATAGAATACATCCACCTATATCCCCCGGCTGTTCTAGTCCCTGTAGAAACTACTAAACTGACCGCTTGCCTTGTTAAACCTATAGCTTTTGCTGCTTCTACCTGACTAGAATATTTTGCTATATATGTCATATCCTTAGTTAGTTGTATAAGTTCATATTTCTTTTTGTATTCTTTTTGTCTAAACTCTTTTTCTTCTTTTATTTTATTTTTCTGTAAAACTGAACAATTAACATATCCAAAATAAGGACCAAGTAATCTATGATAGTGTAACAAACTTGCATAATCCTTATTTAATTTTTGAGCAACAATTTTTATCTTGCACCTATCAAAATAAGAATACACAATAAATTTAAAAAGCTTCAAATAAGATATCTGTTTTTGGTGTAAAATAGTGCGTGTTTTTGGTGAAAAATTTGTTACACAATTACTACAGTAAAAACTCTGTTTGTATATAGAAGAAGGACGTATTTTGTCCTTCTTTCCACAACTACTACAGGTAACACCATCCGGCCATCTTAATTTACAAAAAAAAGTATAAGCATCTTCTTCATTGTCTATTTCTCTAATTTTATCAATATTAAACTTTAAAGAGCTTATTAAGTTCATGCACTAACTCCTTTTCATTATCTATCATATTTAATTTATGTATATGATCATAGTATTTATCTTTGTTGATAAAAGTATTAGTTTGTTCTAGGCAGGTATACAAAGCCGAAAGCATATACACATTACTATGAATTCTTTTTTTATGTAGTTCAGCTACTAGACATAAAATATCTATAATCATATCCTCTTTCTTTTCAACATATTTAAAAAATCCTTGTTCAAAACTTGTTATAGTATTTTGAATGTATGCATATTTAAATAAGTCTAATAACATTTTTATATTTCCATATTTAGCAAATAATATATTTAATTTAATATAATCATTATATTGTAAACTGCAATATAATTTTAAATAATCTAATTTTCCCCATGTCTTTTTCTGTGTATTGTACTCAATAATTCTTTTCCCTATTTGAGTATCTGTCATATCTGTAAGATCCTCAACTACACAAGTATAACTAATATTAACACCACCTTTTAATAATGTTTGCTGTGCTGTATATCTATGTTGACCATCTATGATAATCCATACACCTTCTTTTTGATACCAACCGATAATTATTGGTTCTGTCTGTCGCCAACCTTCTTTTTCCATAGATTTAATTAAAGGGGTTAATGTACGTTCTTGTATATCCCTATTATGTTTAAATAAGACTAACGCCTCCTTTTTTATATACATTTTTGTTGCTGATTCTGTAAAGTCTTGTAAGCTAATATTGTTGTTTTCCATAGATAAATTCCCCTTTGTGGTTTAATTAATTTTATTATTATTATAGTGTTGTATAATCTCTTATATCACACCCCTTCATTATTTAATTTTTCATTAATTGCAGCAGTAATAAAATCTTCAATTGTAATATTATTTTTTGCTACAAAAGATTTAATTAATTCAATAATGCTTTTATTCAATAAGCTTTTTATTCTGTTCTATACCCCCCATTTACAATTATTTTTATAAATAAAAAAAGACCCTCATTATTACCATCAGTTTTGACCAGTATATAACAACCACACAATTGGTATATACAAACTAATGATATTAAAAAGAGTCTTTGTTGTGTGTATTTTTATTCCTCGGTCAAAAGGATAATTGATAATAACATAGCCTAAATAATTAGTCTAGTATTATTTTATTTAGTTTTTAACAATCCTAGTTTTTTTAGTTTCTCTTCTACATTTTTTCTAACGGTTTCAGGATCTTTAAATTTCCTCCTTTGAGGATTTAATATTTTCGCTCCACAACCACCACAATATTTAGATTTTTCAACATTGCCGGTATACTCACAAATATCACATTTAAAAAATCCTATAGTATTTTCATATCCATAAAAAGAAATTATACTATCTTTATGCTTATTAAATAAAAATTCATATAATACTCTTAATATTCCAGGTTTATATTCTTTTTTTCTAATTAAAGCCTTTTTTAATCTTTTTTGTACCTTAAGTAGTTTCTTTTTATTCTTACCCCTTACTATTATTTTCATACTTCTATTCCTTTATATATTTTAAATATATCCTCTAAAACCTTATTACTATCTACATTTGCATTACTTTTTGTATTATTAGACCAGTCATTATAATTCATATATTAATCCCTTTTGTATTCCCTTCAAACACTCAAAACAGTATCACTATTAAATATATACTTTATTTTTGAATACAACTATGTTATTATAGAAAATGTACTTAGTGATACTGTTTTGAGTGTTTTATTATTTACTAATCTATTTCTAGTTGTTCCCACCTATTTGTAGTAGTTAAAATAAAAGGAGGATCACAAATAAAAATATCTACACTCTTTATTTCATCCTTACCTTTTACATCTTCTAAAACCCCTGTTAATAATTCATAAATAAAATACCCTGATTTAGTTACTGCGTGTATCATAAGTTTTTCAGAATATACATTAGAAGGAAGTTGTTTTTGTATGACATATCCATTAACATTACGATACATATAACACACTTTACCTATGTTTGATTTAACGTAATCCGGATTAATTATAATATCTAAATTATAAACTGCTCTAAATGGATCTTCTTTAGCTTCTTCAATTAATAAACTTTCAGGATCTTCTATAGTTATCCATTCATTATTAATTAATTTATCAAATTGACATTTTTCATTTTTAGGATTAGGTATATTATATAAATCCATTGCTTTTTTTAATTGTGTCTTTTCAAAATAATCTACTTTTGACCATATTGACCAATGAACATAATAAAAAACTCTATATAATGCTTTATCTTCTGACATAATTTAACCCCTTTATATAATTATCAACCAGCTAATTTAATATATTCCTGAGCAAGAGCATAAAAACATCTTTCATCATTATACATAGTAATAACATCAATTTTAGATATTTTACCTTTTTGCTCTTCAACAATCTTAAAAACATCATGTCCAGATACATTAGAATAAATTGTATAAAGGTTGTTAAAAGCTGCTCTGTAATCTTTCTTTTCAGTCAGAGAAACATAATTTTGTATTAGATTAACGGCAGCTTTTCTAAACATTTCATTTTTAACATCATACCATGCTGCTTTAAGCGCATTACTTTTATCATAACCAGCTCTTCTATAACTTCCGGCAATTGTCATTATTCTTACCATATCATATTTCATATTAACTCCTTAAGTTTATATTGCTTGTAACCCCTTACAAGCTCTTATTAATAATATAATACATTAAAAGTAAAAAGTCAAGTATTATTTTAATTAAAAAAAAGTTTTATTTAGTAATAAAAGACATTTCAAAATTATCTCCACACATTGGAGAATCATTTGCATAAGCTGATAATATTTGTCCATATCCTTCTACAATTGGAACATAAAAAAGAAAACATCCACCATCTCCCCACTTATCAAAATGTTTACATTGTTTACATTTTATATCTTGTGTATATGCTTTTTGTAAATCCGTCATAATACTTCCCCCAACTCACCAATCATTAGTAAAAGATTCATATTTAATTGAAGTGTATTCGTTTACAAATTCTATAAATTTTTCTTTTAAATCTGTAGGAATCTCTTTCATGCTTTTTATTTCTTGTTTATACTCATTATTATCTTCCATTACTGTATGTATTCAATTATATAATTTATTATATTCCCAATTCCTTTTTCCTCCTCACCCTGTTTTACAATTATAACAGTACAATTCAATTCTTTTTTTAAAAATGTAATTCGTTTTTTGTCTTTCATTTTTTGTTTTTTTGAATCATGATAATATTCATAATATTCAATTATAAGGTTTACGCTATACATATAACAATCAACTGAATACTTACCTACAGGATACTGATAGATAGTAAACTCTCTAAACGTAAAAAAAGATTTTATTTGCTTTAGCGTCTTCTCTAAAGCCTCAAAAAAAATTATCTCTTTTCTATTTTGTCGTCCTATAGTACATTTTAATGTCTCTCTTTGTTTTAAAAGTAAAGCCACTTCTTTTGTTATCCAATATTCTACAGGCCTTCTTCCACCTGTAGATTTTCCATAGCACTTCCAATAATCATAAGTATCATGAAGATTAAAATCATTTATACGATTAATAATCCAATCACGAAATCTATGTTTTATCCCTAATCCAGAATAAATTTTCTCAGCATTAATCAGTCCTATTTTTTCATTATCTGTTAATTCATATTCCACTTTACACATCCTATTAACTTACACTAAACTGTAACATTAGTCTTAGCAATTGTCAAGTATTAAATATTGGGCTTTTTTAATTTATACTATATTTGTTACTTATATAATAACTTCTCTACTACCTTCTCTCAGTTGCTTAAAATGTACCCTTCCTGCAATGTTTTCATTGTTTTCAACTACGTATATGTTTTTACTATTATATTGCTTAAAATGCCTATTTTTTATTTACACATTACTTTATTTCTTACATATTTATTAACAATAACTACCCACCTCTATTATCTATTTTTATATTAAGAATTATTATACTACTTTTTTATGGATTATATGTGTTATTTCTCAGCTAAGTACTAAAATTAATCTTTTTATAAAAAGTAAATCTTTCACTAGAATTATTAGTAAGGTCTGCTATTAGCTTATATATAAATATATTATTATATAGTTTAGTTTCTATACATTTATAGACTTTATTTTTTAATAAAATAATTAATGGCTGATATTTTAAAAATTTAGTATTATTTTTTATAATATTAACAATATGATTGTTTTTAGTCTTTAATTTAGTTTTATATTGAGAAATAGTCTTTTTTAAAAAGTATTCTTTTAATTTATTAAATTTATTAGCTAAATGTATAGGAACAGCAATAGCATCATGTACAGAAAAAATTGAGCCATTTTTTTTTGCTGCTATAAATAATTTTCTAATTACTTCTGATTCAATAAACTGTGTCCATTCTGAATTAATTTTAAATAAATAAGTAGAAATTTCAGGAAACGCTTTTTTTGCGCCCTCAATGATATCATTAGCATCAAATTTAAAAATAGGAACATCATTTGGAATACTATGTTTTTCTCTAATTAAGATATCTGAAATTTGAGTCTTTTTATGCAGCTTTAATTTATGTAGTTCTTTATTAATAGAATAGATAACAGCTTCTTTACCATGCCCATTAAATAATAAAATACAAAGTGGTTTCATAATATTTCTATACTGTCTGACATAATAATCATTCTTATCTAATAATGGATCTAAATAACGTAATAATCTTTTATAAACATCTTCTTTACATTTCTTACCGGTTTCTATCATATAAAAACAGTTAATAATAAATTGATTAAAATCTAATTCAATATATTTATCATGCTCCTGGATAATCTTTCTTATATGCTTTGGTATACGGCTGTAAATCCCATAGTACCTACCATATAGTTCTGTCATTGTACCGAAGTGTCGATCACATCTAAAAATTGAGTGAGCACCCTTGTATAACTCGTTATGGCTATCTAGTTTTAATTGTTCCGGATGATTCTTATCTAATATAGTAGTTTTATAATAATTTCTACTTTGGCCTTTTGTATTTGTAGGTAATCCTGCTGCTGTCAATGACTTATCTATTAGTGTCGCTTTATTTTTAGTATTATCTTTTGCTGATATATTAAATATTTGAGCATACACTAAACCAGCATTATCTTTTTTATTTAGTTTAATTCCCCATTCAGTATTAGGTAGAAGATAAATGGTTGTCATTTTACCTGGGCCATCTTGTTCATATTTTCCATCTACTTTTCTACTTAATGTGCAATAACCTTTTTCTACTTTTATTATATTAGCTTTTTGTAATACATTTATTATTTTAAGCATTCTATCATAAGTTATGTAAGGATGATTTTTTAATAGTAAACACCAACCATCATTAGAGTCTGGGAATAACTCATGTAGATTTTTTTTAACATAAAATTGGGGAGATAGATAAAAAGAAATTTGTTTTATTTTTTCCTTATCTTCTTTCCGTGTCCATAAATAACATAGAATAGTAGTAAATGCTTTTTTTAATTCATTTTTTTTATAATGTGGAGCACCATGAAATAGACATTTAAATGTATTGGATAAGTCATTATATTTTGAATAATCTAGTACTAATGATTGTTTTGTTTTTTTATCTATTCGTTTCATTTGTTCTTATTTCACCTAATAAATGATATATATATATTTATCTGTGCAGTGTATTGTCCAACTGTCATATAATTTGCATCACTATAATCAATTTTGTCTAATGAATCTATATTTTTATCCACTGTTTACCCTTTATATATTAGTAAGTACCTCATTTGCCCTGTTTAAATGTTTTATTAATGAATAAAAGAAAATCTTGATGAAATTCACAATTTTCGTAATCTTCATAATTATCATATTCTTCAGGTCTATATTCCGTATAAAAATCAATATACTTTTGTACTGCCTCTTCTTTTCCAGAGCATCCAGAACCACAATGTTCAAGACAATAACTTAAGCATTCTATTCTACCATTAACACAATTAGCTACACTATCTATAAACAAGTCATCATAATTTATTATCATTGGAAGAGCATTTATTTGCTGTAAAGCTTTTACTATATTTGTTCTTACTTTTTCATTTGCGTTTTTTATACACGTAGAAAGTCGTATTAAATTATATCTATCAAATGTTAATTCTAAAATATTTAGGTGGTAAGCTTTTGTACTACCTGGATAAATCCAATTATCTTTCTTTTTAATTTTATATTTATACTCAGTGCTTAAAGCAGATGCAATATTACTAGCTCCTATTTTATCCTGAAGTGTTAGCAAATGATATATATTTAGATGAGCTATATATTTCCCAATTGTCATATAATTTGTATCGAGTTCATTTAATAATGCTATGCTATTATCCATTTTTATATCCCCCTTATTTATGCATACATACAATTAAATTGCAAGCTTTATTTTGAAAATTTTGCTAAAAATTCTACCTGTATTAGTTACTTCATACCTTTCATATATTTTTTTAATTCTCATATAATCTATCCTTATTTATCTTTACTTTTTTATTTATTTTATCATAACATTTTCATTAATCCAATCATCTATTTGATTCTTATCATAGTCATCTAATTCAGCATAAAATGTTTTACCACATTCAGATATTAAACCTATAGATATTAAAGTTGTTTTTTTTATGCAATCCTGTAAATTCAGTGTCAAAGAATAGTTTTGTTATATTTTTCATTATAAGTCCTTATATACCCTTATTTTCTCTTACTTTTATATATAAAAATTATTCTTAACGAAATTAATCTCTTCCCTTAAGCCTTCTGGAATATCCCCTTCTTTAATTATATTACATATATTATCTTCTTCAAATGCAATTGCTTGAAATACATTATATTTGTGTGTGTATGTACATATAATTTCATTTAGTTCTACTTCTTCATCCTTTGTTTTTTCAGATTCACGTAATTCCATATTCATTTCTATATTGTAAGTAATTAAGCGTAAAGCATTTGATTTTATTATTAAATGGGTGTTATTATTAATTTCTATAACCGTACCTTTTTTTAATAAATTAGTTCTAAAAATAGACTCATCATACTCTAATGCTGTGAGAGAAAAATCTTGTTTGGCATACATGATAAAATTATTACATTTAGCTTGTATATGTTCCGGCAATATTGTATATGTGGTTTTCATATTATTTTTACTATCCACACTCATAGCTGTTATACTATGTTTTCCATTAATAGCTGTGATTATTCCTTTAATGTGTTTTCCTGCAATAAGCATACTAAAAATATCACCAGAAGATAATTTTGTAATATCTATACTTACTCTTGTTGTTGTATATTTTAAGTTCATTAATTATTTCCTTATAAAAAAGTTTTTGTTAAAGCATTAGGCTCATTAGTCGGTGTAACATTTTTAGATTTTATTCGTTTTGTTATTCCATTTCTAGTTTTAATAAAACAGTACTCTTTGTCATCAGGACAAACTTTTATATATTTTCCTTTTTTAGAACTTATCTTAAATCCTTTACCGTTAATTTATTCTTCCTATTGTTTTAATATGCATTAAAACATAAACATGATTAAAGTGCAAGTTTTATTTTGAAAATTTTGCTAAAAATTCTACCTGTATTAGTTACTTCATACCTTTCATATATTTTTTTAATTCTCATATAATCTATCCTTATTTATTTTTACTTTTTTACCATATACAGAATGATGCCCACTATTATATTTTGAAGATGTTTTTAATACATACTCTCTTTGTTTTCTTCGTGCCTCATTATTTTCAAATAATTGCTATTTTCATTTTGTACCTTGCATTATAAGTATAGTAAACATAAAAATAATACAAGCCATTTGCTCAATAATTATTATTAAACTATGAATCCTTATTGCCAATTCATTTATTTTATTATTTTTATAAATTTGTAGTATTTTTAAATACAATAGCGAATGCCCTAAGAAAAAAGGAATATGAAATAGTAAGACTAAAAATGTAAACGTCCATATTTCTTGAATTATTGAAAGCATAGTTTAACCTCTTTCCATAATTTTATTATTTGCTTTTTCTATTATAACATAGGTAACATAATGTATTTTTGGCTTATGCCCATTCATGATTTTTTTATTTGCTTTAGTTACTATTTTACTTGTAACATATTTTTTCATAATTTACCTTTTTTTAACATTTTAATTATTTCATGAGCATTTTTCCCATACATACAAGAACCATCCTTATATTGAATACAACAATTCTCAATAATACCATGCCCACAACAAGTATTCATCAATCCTGGTAATGTACCTAGACAAGCATCATGGCCTTCTTTTGTAAGAAATATCACATTCTCTATCAGGGTTTAAAGATACCTTTTCTCCTGTATCAATATATATCTATTTACCATTTTTTACTTCTCGTATTTTATGCCTTCTATGAGTACTAAAAAAATTTTCACTCATAATTACCTTTTAGCATTGTGTATTTATTAGATATGTTATTTGACTTCACTATCATTTATGTTCTCCTTTTATTTTTTTAATATTTATAAAATCTTGTATTTGATATACCCATTTAAAAAATTCAGCATATCCTTCTTTAATAAAATTATCATGTGTGTCATCAGTTACTACAATATAACTGCCCTGCCATCCATCATGTATAATTTCTTGATTATTAACTATTGCTTGTTTTAAGTCACCTTTCCATAAACGAGCCTCCCCAATATCTACTTCCCCTCCCTCATACCATTTACCAGAAGATCTAAAAAAATCTACTCTTATTTTCATTATAACCACCTTTTAAAAATTATATCTTGTTTATCTTCTCTACTAAATCTACTGCATTCACCAACAACATTCTTTATTTTACTATTTCTACATTCAGGAGAATATTCAAAATAACAATCTTTACATCTTTCTTTAGGAGAAGGAAAACAAGCTTTAATAGTCACATCACCATACTGTAATTCAGCACCTAATTTTAAATCATTAATCATTTTTTACGCTCCTTAGTTTCTTTATTCGCTTTTTCCATTTGTACTCTTAAAATCCAACCAAAAAGAATTCCGACACTTATTGATAAAAAACACAATATTATTATTAACATTCATTTACTCCTTTATATTACAATGATTATTATATTTTTTTAAGAAATTACTATTTCTAATTTTACTCATAGTTTTGTGTTTGTTTTTTGCTTTATCTTTTATTCTTTTTTTTATATGTGTATATAGTATCTAAAAGTTTTAACAAATGTTAAAACTTTCGGTAATCACTTCACTAAAACTACCTGAAAAATTATAAATAATTTTACAAGGATTTATTGTTTCTCCATGATTGTATTCGATGTACTCCACCGAATTATTTTTAAAATATTCATTACAAATATTTATCTATTTTATGTCCTGCTAAGGATAAATAATTTCTTTGTTCTGCTGATAAATTACCCTTACTTAATACAAAGTAATCAGCATATATTTTTACTCATCCTTTTAATTCTAATTCATAAACATCTTCTTTTATAATATAAAAAGCACAGCTATCATGACTTTTATACTGACAACCATAAAATTTACCATTTCTGTCTAACCACCCATATTTAGAATCTGGGATATTTAGATTAGTATTAGACCAATCAAGATTTTCAAAATCTTTAGCATAAGTCACTTCTAACACATCTTTTTTATCTCCTATATTACGCCATCCACCCATTGGGTTAATTCAATGATCCTCTTTTGTGTCTTCCATAACCCACAATGAATTTATATTTTTTTTATCTACAGGATAAGAATTATGTGTAATACGAACAAATTTTTTTAATTCTTTTTTGTTTATGTTTTCATTTAATGTTATCAAATACACTTTTTCTCCATTATTACCGGTCCAATTATTTTCTATTTGTTGGTATGCGTAATCTACAGGTATATCATTAATATTTTTAGGATGAGAGACTAATAAGCAATTAGTAACTTTCCCTTGTAATGCTGCTGCTAAAGTATCTGGTACTAACATTCCATGAGATGGTCGCAATAGTACAGGAAAATAATTACTTACAAAAGGAAAATCTTTTATATTCATTATAATTATTTTATTTATTAGTTGTGTATAATATTTAATAAAATCGATAGATACTACTTTAGGTAAAAATGATCCTAATAAGCCATCACCACAACCTACATCTATTATTGTTCTATTTTTAGCATATTTTTGAATAATGGTAATTAATTCGCCATCAATATTACAAAATACCATTTAATCCTCCTGTATATCTACTTCTGCTTTTGTTTCATATTCTTTATTTAGTTTTTTTAATTCTTTTGTATAGTCTTTAAAAGCTTTATCCATAGCCAAATCTTTATTCTCAGAGTCATAATATTTTAAATTATCTAGTTTATTCATTAGCGTTTCTCTGATTATTTCTATTTTTCTATTTTTCATTTTATTACCTTTCATTTTACTATCTCTTTAAAACAACAAAGCCCATTAGTAATTTTCTCAAAAACCTTCCCATTCTATAAAAACTATTAGTGCATCTTCTTTGTAATTGTTTATTATTTATCGTTCAGATAACCATTCTTCTAATATTGCGATTATTTTATCTCTATCTTCTGCGCTTGAACCATTCTGATAAAATGACTTTAAATCAGGAATGATTTCCTCAACTTTAATATCATCGCCATTGATGTTTCCATTATAGCAACTAAGATACCATTCACCATCATTTTTAAAAAGAACATAATCCCAGGTACCATAAGTATCTACGGTCTTAGTCTCCAATGGAATATTGTCAGGATCATCAATATTTGCCTCTGCTTCTTCTCTTGTTTCATATACAGTAGCATTGTTTCTCTTTACTATTGACTCATTCTTTGCTACTATAATTTCTTGCTTATCCATACTAAACCCCTTTAGTTTTTTTAAGCTCTTACCAGCTCTTACCAGCTCTTATATATAAGATAATATATTAAAATTAAAAAGTCAAGTGTTTTTTAATTATTTATTTTGTACTTTCAAATAGATACTTTAAATCATCACCCATTAATTCTATAGCTTGTTTTGCTTTCTGCTCTGTTTCAAAAAAACAGTTACTCATAAAATCCCTATGATAAACACAACCAATAACAAACATATTATCAGGATGATGGTAAAAAATACCGTGTTTTATCTGATTTACATTATTCCAATTTGGTACCCATCCATTATTTAATACTTTTGCAATTTTTTCCAATTTCAACAGAGCATTGACTTTTTTAGCTACTCTTTCTGCCTCTTCTTTAGTCTCAAATCTATTATAATTAGCTGGATTATAATAGACTTTGTCTTTGTATATAGTGAAACAATCTGAAAAATAAAATCTTCCAGTAGGCTTGATTTTTTCTTCTATAGGTGCCGGTACACTTCCAGCCATTTTACCAAAAATATTACTATTGAATACTTTATCTGCTTTGATTTTTCCTTCTTCTAATTGTAATTTAGAAATATTATTAATTGTTTTAGTTTCCCTTATTTCTTTATTGTTCTCAGCTATTAGATTTTTTATTTGCTTTTCCATTACTTTAATTTTTTTAGCTAGTTTCTTTATTTTTATTTCTTGTTTTTTTAATTCTTTAATATCAATAGTTGATATTGACTCACTTATAGGGTTTTCAATTCCTAACCATTTCGAATAGCCGGGATCATGTCCTTTTTTATCTTTTTTTGTGCATTGTGCATTTAAAAAAGATTTACATTGTTCACATATATGTGATGTACAATAGTTTTTAATTTCTTTATCTTCTTTATTCATTTCATCACCTCTTTATAATTCCCTCAATATAAATTATAAAATGTGCTGTTTTATATTCAGCCATATTTTAATTCCTTTATAAATTATTATAATATTCAACAGCTCTAAAAATATCAGCTACTTCCAATTTTAAAACCTCATTCTCTTTTTCTTTCACATATACACCATAGCCTCCATAATAATTACAGTATAGATATTTTGTACCATCAGTAGCATATAGCATTTTTGGTTTTGTTTCCTTTTCCCATTTAAGTATTTCTTCTACGTCTAAAAAATGTTTTTTCATAGTATACCTCCCTTTATCTCTCTTCTATTATTTTAACACATTTTATTCATTATATAACCTCTTTATATTTTTGTATAAGTAGGAATAATATGTCTATTGGTTTGACAGCATTCACTACACTCCCAACTAACTAATATATTATCTATTTCAAATGTAATATCAAATTTGATATTATAATTTATTGTTTCACAATCAGCACAAAAAAAACTTTTCATACACCTCTCCTATAATTAATTACCCTGGTTTTATTAAAACCAGATCCTCCTGTTACTCTACTAAATATTAAGCTTTTAATATTTATTCCAATTGCAGCCCATTCATTTATAATATATTTTAATACTATTAAAACATTTCTATTTCCTAATTTCAATTGTTTAGTTGTTTTAATTTTCTTATTATATCCACCTTTTCGATAATATAAAAAAAATGAGCTGGCCTTAGTTTTTCTATATGGAAGTTTTAGTTTTTTAATAAGTTTTTCTTTGGTTCCAATATCTATTTGTAGACTGGTAATACTTTTACATTTTGTATATATTTCTACAACTGGAATATTTTTATAACTTAAATAAGTTATTAAAGTTTTAATACAATTTTCATCCGTATAAGTCCAAATATGTTGTACAGATAATTTTATCTTATCTATTGTTATATATTTTTGCATTGTATGTTCCTATTTATATTTTTTACTCAGTCTTTCAAATTCTTCTTTATCTTTTTGTTCTTTTTCTAATAATTTTTGTCTACTCATTGATTTTCTTACTTAAGGTATTTTACAATTGTAACTTTGCAATCTTTAAGCTCATCTCTTATTATCTTTTCTACAATACCCCAATCTCCACCAGCAAGCCCACAACCTATTAATGGAAGTCCTATATGCTTTCCTTTATATATTTCATTTATTTTTTTCATACAGATTCTAATAAACATATATCTATCATATTCTCCATCATGTAACCCTACATGATTAGGATGTATATTTTTAGGATTAGTTGTGTGATGAATTTGAGTATAAGCGTTAACAACAACTAATTTAGATAGGTATACAACACTTTTAATAGTTCCTGGTAAAATTCCTTTTTTATCTATTTCAAAATTAAGAGGGTATTGTTCTTTAATTTGTTTTGCTATTCCAGCACCCATAACATTTTGACAATTACAACCATGCACAATTATATCAAAATAACCTTTATTTGCTAATTTTAATAGATCCCCTTGTAAATATTTCATAATTAATTACCTCCTTTTATTTTTATATTAATAAGTATAATAATTATAAAGTAAAAAGTAAAGTATTATTTAAAAAAACTTTTTAAGTTTTTTACTATACTATCTCTACTATTCTATCTCTACTATTCTTTTTGCGATTATTATTTTTTGTTTCTTAGTCAATTCTTTCCAATAATATTTGTAATCAAAAGTAGTATTATACATACAAATATAAGCTTTTTGACACTCTGTTAATTCTTTCCAATAACATTTGTAATCAAAATTAATATTATGCGCACAAACTAAATTCTTTTGCCACTCTATTAATTCTTTCCAATAACATTTGTAATCAAAATTAATATTATGCGCACAAACTAA